ACCTTATATATTCTATTTATGTAGGTAAGGTTTTGGTACTGGTTATTCAAGGTTTATAAAAAAAACAATAAAACCAATCACTAAAACATGACGAAGCTACCAATTTCTTTTAAAGAATTCAGTAAGGATCCAGTTAAGGGTCTTTTATTTATTGTTATCATTGCGGTAGGTTACTTATATATTGACGGCAAGTTAAATTACACAAACCAAATAGACAAGCAGGGTAAAAAGATTGAAGTACTTGAAACTAAAGTAGAAGTACTTACTACACAACTAAGGAGATCAGATAGTGCCTTAGCAGCTGCTATATCTAAGATAACCGTATTACAAGAACTAGGTAAAATAAACTAATATGAAAGGATTATTCTTTTTTTGTATTCTGTTTGTTTTAGGTTGTAGTTCTGAGAGTGCTGTTAATGTTGAATCTAAAAAAATTGAGGAAGTAGATAGTGTTATTGCTCATAGTGAGAGAGTGGTAGTAGAATCTTTTGTAGTTACTGAGAAAGTAGATTCAGTAGTAAAGCATGATATAGTACAATTTTTTGATGAGCTACAGCAAGCAAAAGAAGAAGTTAAGAGTCTAAAGTCTATACAGAAGATAGAGAAAGTTAGAATTGATACAGTTTATATAGAGACTAAGAAAAACTTTTGGGGTAAGGAAAAAACTAAAACTACTGTAGTATCAGATAGTATAGTTCTTATAGATTCACTAGAAAATTAAAAGTATGAAAAATTTAGTAAGCAAACTTATGCCTTTAGTGCAAAAATTAAAAGGGAAAAAGAAAATTGTTATAATTTTATCTGTGGTAGCTATTGCTGCATATCTGTTTGCTGTACAAAAAGGATACATTGCAGAAGATGCTATTAAGTTAGATGTAGTTATAGATTACATCAGTAACACTTTCACTGACAGCATTGCTGTTCCTGTAGACACTTTATCTCTTGAAAACGTAGATAGTCTAGTAACTCAATAAATGAAAAATCTATCTAAGGAAGAATTACTTAGTAGATTAGAAGCGATCAATAGAAGTAATGCTATCATCTACTTTGACCTTAACGGGTACATATTAGGTATGAATACTATCTTTCTAAAAGCAATGGGATATCAGGAAGAGGAGCACAAGCAACTGATCGGAAAGCACCATAGTATATTTGTTACTTACGAGTATTCAAAATCAGATGAATATAAAAAGTTTTGGGAAACATTAAGAAGCGGCAAGTTCTTTGAAGGTGAGATTGAAAGAAAGAAAGTAGACGGGAGCCCTATCTACTTACGAGCAACGTACAATCCTATCTTTGACGAAAGTGGAACTGTTACTAAGGTAATGAAGATTGCTACTGACATCACAGAAGCTGTCAACAGTAAAAACAAGATAGATACTCTCTCAAAAAATTTGCAAATTGAGTTAGATAAATCTCAAAAATTAAAAGATGCCATAGAGATAGAGAAAAACGCTGCGTTAAATGACTTGGATGTGGTTATGAAAAAAAGTCAATCCGAATTAATTAAGGTAATCGTTAAGGTTGCTTTGGCAGTCATTGTTGGAGTAGGTGCTGTAACAACTGTATTATATTGGATGGCTATGCTTACTGGAAAAGATACACAGATTATTGGCTCGACTTGGAGTAACATGTTTAGTGTATTATTAACAAATGCATTTTCAATAGTTGGTACAATTATGGGTATTAAGTATGCCACACAAGAAGGCGGAAAAGAAAAGAAATAACATATTTAAAATCAAACAATAAAATCAAAATCATGAAAAACTTCTTTAAAAAACTATTTGACGACAAGAATACAATCAATGAAAAGTCGTTTATTGGTTTCATAGCATTCTGTTGTATGGTACTAGCTCTTGTTGTAGATCTGGTAACAGGATGGTTAGGTCAAGAGTTACTTATCAACAAATTTATCTTTGACGGCTTTATGATAATCACATTAGGTGCTTTCGGTATAGCATCTGTAGACAAGTGGATTAATTCTAAAAGCGGAGAAAATAGTTCTGAAGAATAAGTCTAAAGTCTATTACATTAAGAGAACTCACTTACACAGTGAGTTTTTCTTTTTTACACAAACAGCTATTTATTAGACACCAGTTGATATATGATCAAGTACGTCAAACACGGTAAGAAAGACTATATAGTAATAGATAGTACATTTCAAATTAATGAAATAAACTGTCCTATACAAGTTCAAGTTGACGTAACAAAACTAAAACAAGGTGAAAGATTAACTATATTCAGAGCAGCACAAATTGCTTTCCATAGAAATATAGATGTATCAAAAAAGAAAACATCTAATGAAAAGAAGCCTTGGTGGAAAATTTTCTAAAAGTATATGAAGCGGTTGTAGTTTAAAATTAAAAAAGTAATTTAAAGTTATGCGAGTAGTTTGCATTAGTGATACACATAACCAACACAACTCAACGCCATCTATACCTGATGGTGATATCCTACTACATGCCGGAGATATAACTGGTATCGGTAAAAGGGAAGAAGTTAAGTCTTTCTTTGAGTGGGCTATAAAAGAAGCCAAGAGGTTTACTTATGGTATAGCTTTCATAGCTGGTAATCACGACAGATGTTTTGATCCTAAATTTGGAGAATATGATCCGGAAGATGAATATAAGGAAGGTCCTAGACGAAAACCAAAATGGCTTGTTGATGCTTTACATAATCTTAAATTTGGTAATACTGGGGTTCATTATTTGGAGGATAGTTGGATAGAAGTAGGAAGTGGGGAGGATAAACTAAAGATATGGGGATCACCATACTCCCCTTGGTTTCACGGAGATAGATGGGCATTCAATGCACATCGTGGTGAAGACATTAGAAATGTGTGGGATGAGATATCAATGACAACAGACATCCTAATGACTCATACACCAGTCTCTTACAAACTAGACTACGTACCAAGATCACAAGAATACGTAGGTTGCGAAGATCTACACAAGGTTGTAACCACAGTGAAGCCTATAATGCATGTTTGCGGTCATATTCATGAAGGTTACGGTTTAGATTACAATTTAGATACTACCTTTGTAAATGCTTCTATTTGTAATGAGTATTATAATCCTACTAACGAACCTTGGGTATTTGATATAGTAGGTAAGGAGGTTACAGCAATTTAAAATTAGCAATATGGCAGACATTTTTTATTTTAGCACCACTTGGTGCCAACCATGCAAGACATTTAAACCTGTAGTACAGCAAGCATCTTCGGAAGCAGGTAAGCATGTGAACTTTGTAGATGCAGATTCGAACAAAGAGCTGGCTACTAGATATGGTATTAATTCGGTACCTACTATTGTAGTAGTTAAGGACGGTCAAGTTGCATTTAGGAACAGTGGAGTTATGAGCAAAAGAGATTTATTAAATTTATTCAATAATTTTTAATAAACGCTTGTTGTTTAAAGTAGGTTCCGTATATTTATATATACAGTAGATCTTTGATAATATGGGGATAACCGGTATCGATCCGGATGTAGAGGTAATACTACATGCAGGCATTTGAGTATACTGCCTTAGAAGATACTAAACAATAAATGACGAAATGTCAGAAATGACCTACGATGACCTTATGGCTTTCGTAGGCGCCGACTACGCTCTTGCAGCCTAGTTCGCATCGGGCGGTAGAGAGCCTAGGAACAGAACACAACAGCGAGTCATACGCTAAAGAGATGGCATCCGGACGCATATTGCGAGCCGTAGTTTTCTTGATAGTCATAAAATCAAGTGGTGGATCCGACCACAACAGGTCAGCCCTTACGGTGCAGCGCAAGCAGTACTAAGCATGTGAGACGTTAGTATTATTGTCTCTTTCGGAGACGTGGGTTCGAATCCCACTATCTCCACTAAATACAAAAATGTGGCCGAATAAATCCTTGAGAGGGATTAAGGCACTGACAAGGTAGCTGAAAAGTTACTGAGTTGGGTATCACAGACGGATGAGTTAAAACCACCATCACACAGGGTAGAATGTACAACCCGAAGGTGCTCTGGGTACGCCGAAGTTGAATACAACTGATCTCTGCAGGCGTTGCTGGTAATTAATCCAGCTAGTCTTAACACTAGAACTGATCATTTTAGTGGACTATGGGTGAAAAGGGGTCCGTCCTAGGATTATGGGTGATCAGTACTCCCATCAATTTTAAGGGTGACCATTTCGGTGGTCACCCAAATTAATTTTAAATTATTTCTTATGTTTTGGTACATCTATATTATTAGCATTGCTTATTGTCTTTGGAGAATTATAAAGAGCTATGACAAGGCTTTTGGCAACTCACAAATAGGACCAACCCCAGGATTAGATACACTAGTGGTAATAGTTTTCGCACCAGTGTTAGCTATCGTTGATGTTTCAATAACTTGGATTCGTTTAATGCGAGAAGCAGAAGAGTCAAGAATAAAGAAAAATAAATTCTTCTAATACATGAAAACAAAAAAGGTTATGACAAGGTTATCTTTGATGGGTAGATTAAAAAATCTAAACCAAAGACTCTATCTTTTGTATAGAAGACTTTTTTCAAAACGCCAGCCAAAACAAAACCTAAACGAACAAGTAACAGATCATAACTGGTGGGAGTGGGTATAAACTTATAGGTTGATTGGGGAACGATCGATAAAGTAGGTACTTTATCTTTCAGAGGTGAGAGAAGATCTCAAGAAAAGCCAATCGTAAAAGTAGATGTCCACGCACCCATCTTCTACTTTCCTTAACTTAAAAAACAAAAACAAATATAAAATGAAAAAAGTAGCAATCTTAATCATCTCTAGTTTTATTCTTGCATCTTGTGCAGGAGCAGATCCAGTTTCAGAAGTATCAGACTCTACAGTAGTCGACAGCGTTGCAGTTGAAGAGGTAGTAGCAGATACTAACACAGCACACATTCCAGTATCTGATCCTGTAGGTAGTGGTGGTGCTGCAACTCACAAGCAGCCAATTAAATAAGTTATTTAATGTTGAGTGGTGAAAAGGGGTAGCTACCGTGGCAAACACACCCACTCGTCTCGTGGGCGCTGAAAAACGAGATAGGTATTTAGATATGGGTTGACCACAAAGCCGGCTTATTTTGTCAAATACTGAATCGCAGCTTGGAGGTTCGAATCCTCCCTCAACAGCAAAAGAAAAAGGTCGGCACAGCCGACCTTCCCTTTAACAGTGTTTTGAGTATTACTTCTTCTTAGAAATAACAGACCAAACACCTCCAACAACGGTTAGGATACCACCGATGATTTCTTCAGTTAAACTAGATTCTGCTAAACCTTTAGCAACAATAATACCACCTACAAAGGTGAGAACGTGTCTGATAAGACCTAAAATTTTGTCATTCATAGTAATGAATTTAAGTTAACAATATGCACCTTAGTGCACTAATAAATAGTTTTGAAATTCTGCAAAATGGTTTTGGTAGATTGTAATAAATTTCTTAAGGTTAATTAAAATACATAATAATGGCACAACAGAATTTAAACATTAACGTTTCCCTAGAACAGACAACTCCCATTGTTTGCGAAGAGTGCGAGTCTGAAACTTTTACACAGGTTGTCTTTTTGAGAAAGGTTAGTCGCTTTTTTATTGGTACACCACAAGATGGTCTTACTCCGATCCCAAGCTTTGCTTGCAGTAAGTGTGGTCACGTAAATGAAGAATTCCAACCTAAAAACCTACAGCAGAATTAGAATATGAAGTATGTTAAGATAAATAACTTTAATCAAGTTATAGAAGAGATCGAAAGACCTAAGGATGATATTACTTGGGCTGTTATGAATGATCTTACTTCAAGAGCTAAGAGAGGAGTAGAAAAGTATAACACAACTTTAAACGAAAACAACCATCAGAACATGCTTCAACATGCTTATGAAGAAGCACTAGACCTTGCTCAGTACTTGAAGAAAGAAGTGACAACTTTAAATACAGTTCAAGATCTAGTTAAGAACAATTCAGATGACACAGAGTTGGGAAAAAAAATAAGAGAATTATATAGTGGAAGATAAACACGTTTCGTTTTCGCAGTATTCAATATACAAAACTTGTCCTCATCAATGGTATTTGTCTTATGTGAAGGGACTTCAAACATACAGACCTTCAGTGCATACTGTATTCGGTACAGCTTTTCACGAGACAGTACAGAACTACCTACAGGTTATGTACGACTCCTCAGCTACAGAAGCTGACAAGATACATCTAGCTACTTACTTCAAATCTAAATTCATATCTCTTTACGAAGAGAGTTCAAAAGAAGGTCACTTCTCAACACCTGAAGAACTTACTGAGTTTTTTCAAGATGCTGAAGCCATCCTTGAGTTCTTTAAGAAGAAGAGAAATCTATTCTTTAGTAAGAAGAATACAGAGCTTATTGGTATTGAGGTTCCTATACTAGCTCCTGTTGTTGAAGGAGTTAATAATGTTAACTTGAAAGGGTTTATAGATTTAGTAATCTATAACAAAACTGTAGACAAGTATACAATATACGACATCAAGACTTCTACAAGAGGCTGGTCAGAATATGAGAAAAAAGATCAAACCAAGATCAACCAGATACTCTTTTACAAGAAGATGTTTTCTAAACTCAAGAATGTACCAGAAGAAAAGATTGATGTACAATTCTTTATAGTTAGGAGAAAGGTAAATGAAAACTTAGAATATCCTCCAAGCAGAATACAAGAGTTCATACCAGCTCATGGTACAAGAAAACTCAACGAAGCTTTTGAGGATTTACAAAACTTTGTTAAGGATGGTTTTACTGCTGATGGCAACTACCAAGATAAGACATATCCAAAGAATCCAAGCAAGTGTAGATTCTGTCCTTACAATAATAATCCGGACCTCTGCGATAGAAAAGTTTAAAAAATATATACTTCTGTATATACTTTGTGCTATTTATTATAAAATAATATGCACATTGGAAAGAAAGGAGATATTTTAACAACAGTTAGACTCCAAGATAAACTATTTGAAGACTTCAAAGCTGAAGCTATTAGAAATAAAATAACAATGAGAAATCTATTAGAAAGAGCAATGTATCTCTATATGACAGATGAATCATTTAAGCGCTTGATAAATAATCAACTTAACGTAAGTTATACTAGTAGTTCTGAAAACAAATAAAATAAATGAAAGACGGTTACATTCCTAAAGACAGAAGAAAGAAGATTCTTTTTTTATGTGATGATATTAGATTTACTTCTGGTATCTCGACTATGGCTAAAGAGATTGTTATAGGAACATCTCACAGATTCAATTGGATTAATTTAGGTGCAGCAATCAACCACCCAGAGATGGGTAAGAAGTTAGATGTATCCCAAGATACAAATAACATAGCAGGCATAACTGACTCTCATGTGTTCATCTATCCTGTATCAGGGTATGGATCTCAAGAGCTAGTAAGACAAATTATCTCACTTGAAAAGCCTGACGCCATAATGTTCTTCACTGATCCAAGGTATTGGATTTGGTTATTCCAAATGGAGAATGAAATTAGAAAGACCATTCCAATGATCTATCTAAACATATGGGACGACTTACCAGCTCCTATCTATAATAAATCATACTACGAGTCATGTGATACTTTAATGGCTATCTCTAAACAAACTGAGAACATTAACAGGTTGGTACTTGGTGAGAAAGCTAAGGATAAGATTATCAAGTATGTGCCTCATGGTATCAACGATAGTATGTTCTATCCAATCACAGAAGACAAGAAGGAAGACTTTACCAAGCTTCAAGATATGAGAAAGAAGTATTTTGGAGATAACCAACCTGAGTTTGTTATTACTTACAATGCAAGAAACATTAGAAGAAAGTGTACTTCTGATATTATAGCAGCGTATGCTTTGTTCTGTGATAGTATTGGTAAGGAGAAAGCGAAGAAGTGCGCACTCCTATTACATACTCAAATGGTAGATGAAAACGGAACTGATCTTCCAGCAGTATCTGAACTACTCTGCAACCCTGAGTATCAAAGAGTAGTATTCTCAGACTACAGATATTCAACACCAGAAATGAATCTAATGTACAACTGTGGTGATGTGATTATTTTAACATCCTCTAATGAGGGATGGGGATTATCTCTAACAGAAGGTATGATGTGTGGTAAACCTGTTATTGGAAATGTATCAGGTGGTATGCAAGATCAACTGAGATTTGAAGATGAGAACGGAGAGTGGATTAAGTTCAGTGAGAAGTTTCCTTCCAATCACTTTGGTACTTACAAGAAACATGGTAAGTGGGCATTCCCAATCTATCCTAGCAACATGAGTATTGTTGGATCTATTCCCACACCTTACATCTGGGATGATAGAGCAGACTTCAGAGACATTGCTAAGCAGATGGAAAAGGTTTACGATATCAAAGTCAACAAACCAGAGGAATACAAAGAAATAAGTAAGGCTGCAAGAGAGTGGGTCACTTCAGACGAGTCTATGATGTCAGCAAGAATAATGTGTAACAATGTTATTGATACTATCGAAGAGACATTTGAAAAATGGAAACCTAGAAAGAAGTACGAATTTATAAAAATTGAACCTGCTAAAAGAAAATCAATACTGCATCCCATTGTTTATTAAAAAGAATTAAGTATATTACATTATGAAACAGTTGTGTGTTATAAGTGCTCCTCCAGATACGTTTTCAGGATATGGTGCAAGGTCTAGAGATTTCATTAAAGCTTTATATGAACTAAAAAAAGATGAATGGGAATTCAAAATCATACCACAGAGATGGGGTGCGACTCCTTGGGGCTTTTTAGAAGAGTATAAACAAGAGTGGGGATGGATGAAAGAGTTTTTTGTATATGATGGAAGACTTACTCAACAACCTGATATCTGGTTTCAAATTACTATCCCAAATGAATTCCAACCTGTAGGTAAAGTAAACATTGGAGTTACTGCTGGTATTGAAACCACAGTATGTGATCCTTCTTGGATTGATGGTTGTAATAGAATGGATGTAACTCTTGTATCTTCTGTACATGCGAAAACTGTTTTACATGCAAGTACCTTTGAAGAGAAACATAAAACCAATAATACAGTAAGACAGATAAAATTAGAAAAGCCTGTAGAAGTTATATTTGAAGGTGTTGATTTAAATAAGTACTTCTTCATTCCAAAAGAAGAATTACCAAGGATAGAACTTGTCAAGGATCTAGATTCTATTAAAGAGTCCTTTTGTTTCCTGCATGTAGGCCACTGGCTACAAGGTGAACTTGGGGAAGATAGAAAGAACACAGGATTGATGTTGAAGTTATTTTTAGAAACGTTCAAAGACAAAAAAAATCCTCCAGCCTTTGTTATTAAGACTTCTCACGCAGGAGCAAGTATTATGGATCGTGATGAAGTGTTAAAGAAGATAGATATAATTAGAAATAGTATTGGTTCCAAAAACTTACCTAACATTTATTTAATTCATGGTGACATTGATGATAGTGATGTAAACGTTTTGTATAATCATCCTAAGGTTAAAGCATTTGTTTCTTTTACTAAGGGTGAAGGATATGGTAGACCACTTGCTGAGTTCTGTCTTTCAAAAAAACCAGTTATAGCATCAGGATGGTCAGGTCACGTAGACTTTTTAAATCCTGAGTATTCAATTCTACTTCCTGGTAAGTTGACTCAAGTACATCCTAGCTGTGTAGTACAGAACATAATTCTAAAGGAAGCTTCTTGGTTCTCAGTAGATCCAGGTGCTGCTAGTAAAGCAATGCAGGACGTTTATGAAAACTATGAGAAGTATGAAGTGATGGGTAAGAGACAAGGTCATAAGATCAAAACAGAATTTAGTTATGATAATATGGTATTGTTGTTAGGAACTTACTTAGATAGGTATACTCTTAAGAAAGTTGAAATCAAGTTACCACAACTCAAAAAGATATCTCAATGACATCAGAACAGTTTGTAATATGGTTAAAAGGTTTTACAGAAGCTTGTAATGACTTTACTGCTACACCTGAACAATGGGATAGAATCAAAGAAGAATTAGGGAATGTGAATGATAATAGATCTGTATCTATTGGAGTAGGTGCAACTGGAGTTTTGAATATTACTGGGAGGACAGACGTTACATCTTTACCAAAGGGAACAAATATTACTTACACAACTAAACAACAACTCAATGACTGATAAATTATCTATATGTCCTAAGTGTGGATGCGATGGTTGTTACGTAACTCCAATCAACGAAACTAAGAGCAATTACTTTTGTTGGGGATGTGGGTTTCAAACAAATGATCTAATGAAAGAAGGAGAGTTTGACTTTGAAGGTTATGAAGAAAGTCTACCAGAACTATACAAGGATGTAAAGTACAAAGACGAAGAAGGTAGGATATGGTATCCAATTAGTATAAACATTCAAGAGAAGGGTACTGTATTCTTAAATGGTAAGTCTAAAGATGAAGTAGTTTGGTCTGCTATCAAGACATCTCTTTTAACAGAGGAAGAAAAGAAACAACCAAAGTATAAGAATCTTACTTACAAATCAGATCCAAAATCAATGAAACATTTTGGTAGTGATTTCATTGAAGCATTAGATTATATTGGTATGTTTGATAAATAAGTTATGCTACAAATAAGTTTTGCTATTCCCGTATGCAATGAGCATAGAGAGTTAGATAGATTGCTAACTCAATTAGTTACTCACAAAAGAGACAATACAGAGATAGTTGTACAATGTGATGAAGGAAATACAACACCTGAAGTCTTTCAAGTACTTGATAAGTTTGTTAATAAAGTTAATGTCATTCAGTTTCCACTTAAAGGAAACTTCGCTCAGTTTAAAAATAATTTAAAGAAACATTGCAAAGGTGCTTGGATCTTTCAGATAGATGCAGATGAATATCTCCACGAAGACTTTTTAATTAACTTACCAGTTATCCTTCAAGAGAATCCTCAAGTAGAACTTTTCTTATTACCTAGAATCAATACGGTAGAAGGTCTTACAGAAGAACATATAAAGAGATGGGGATGGAATGTAAACGAAAAAGGTTGGGTTAACTTTCCAGACTACCAAACAAGGATCCTTCAAAACTCTCATAAGATTGGTTGGGCAAGTAAAGTGCATGAAGTCATTACAGGACATTCAAACTATACATTCTTTCCAGCTGAAGAGTTGTATTGTTTAATACATCCAAAGACAATACATAGACAAGAACAACAAAATACTTTTTATAATAATCTACGATGAATAAGGTTGCTTTGATAACTGGTATAAATGGTCAGGATGGATCTTATTTAGCTGAGCATTTATTAAAACTTGGATATGAAGTTCATGGAATTTTAAAAAGAAACTCGGTAGCAGAAAATCAAACATCTAGGCTAGAAAAAATATTTGGTTTAGTTAACTTACACTATGCAGACGTGACTGATATGTCATCTCTATTTAAAGTAATTAATAAAATAAAACCAAACGAAATATACAACCTCGCAGCTCAATCACACGTGCGTATTTCATTTGACCAACCAATCTATACAGCTACGACAACTGGACTAGGTGTATTAAATCTCTTGGAAGCAACTAAGGAAATCAATCCTCATATTAAGATTTACCAAGCATCCTCATCGGAAATGTTTGGAAACTCAATAGACCCAGACGGCTTCCAAAGAGAGACTACACCAATGAATCCAGTATCTCCTTATGGATGTGCTAAGGTATTTGGATATAACATATCAAGAAACTATAGACACTCTTATGACATGTTTATATCAAATGGTATTCTATTTAATCACGAATCTCCTAGAAGAGGTACTAACTTTGTAACAAACAAAGTATGTAAACAAGCAGTCAAGATTAAGTACGGCTATTCAGATAACTTAGTACTTGGTAACCTAGAAGCTTCAAGAGATTGGGGTCATGCTAAAGATTATGTAGAAGCCATGCACATGATACTTCAGTTAGATGAACCTGGAGATTTTGTATGTGCAACAGGAATATCGCACACAGTAAGAGAGCTTTGTAAATATGCATTTAAGGAAGTTGGATTAAATTATTTGGATCATGTAACTACCCACGAAAAGTTTCTTAGACCTGAGGAATTAGAATTTTTAAAAGGTGATCCAACTAAACTTCAAGAAGCTACTGGTTGGAAACCTAAATATAGTTTTGAAAGTATGATTACTGAAATGATTGAGTATTGGGACGAAATTTATAGAAGATGAAAATAGTAGTAACAGGAGGAACAGGATTAGTTGGAAGATACCTACAACAGTATGTTGATGCTGTCTACTTAAGTTCTAAAGATTATGATCTAACTAATGACAAAGAAGTGTACCGGATGTATGCAGAACATAAACCAGATGTAGTAGTACATCTTGCAGCTAGAGTAGGAGGTATCATTGATAACATATCATATCCATTTGAATACTACGAAGACAATCTATTAATGAATACGTACTTAATAAAGTACGCTAGAACGTTTAATGTTAAAAAGTTTGTAGGAGTTTTATCTTCGTGTATCTTTCCTGATATCTCAGATCACTATCCAATGCTAGAAGAAGATCTACACAACGGTATGCCAACAGCTACAAATTTTGGATACGGTTATGCAAAAAGAGTAATGGGTGTTCACATAGACATAGCCAGAAAACAAGGTTTAAATTTTAACTATATTATTCCTTCAAACTTGTATGGAGAGTATGAGCATGGTGATGTAAGTAAAAAACATTTTGTTGGAGCTTTACTTGAAAAAATATATCATGCTGAAAAAAACGGAGATGGTTATATAACTTTGTTTGGTGATGGTACACCACTTAGACAATTTACTTTTGCAAAAGATGTAGCAGAGATTATAGATCTGGTTGTTAAATATGATATAAAAGAGAATCTAAATGTAACAGTTCCAGAGAATCTTTCAATACATCAAATGGCTCAAATGGCTTTAGAAGCTACTAACAACACAAACTTGGAAATCAAATATGATACTTCTAAGCCTAATGGACAGATGCAAAAAGATATTAGTCCAGAAAAACTTTTAAAGATATTTCCTAATTACAAATTTACTTCTTATATTAAAGGTATACAACAAACTTATAATACATTATATGGACAATAAGAAACAAGCTATTTTAGATTTAGTATCAGATTACATTAAAGAAAAGAAAAGTAGTAAAACGTGGATAGCAGGTAAAGACTGGGTTCAGTATTCAGGTCCTTGGTTTAACCAAGACGAATTTGTCAATTGTGTAGATACACTTCTTGACGAATGGTTTATTCTTGGAGGTAAGGGAAGAGAATTTGAACAGAAGTTTGCACCACACCTAGGAAAGAGAGACGGCATTGTAGTAAACTCAGGGAGCTCGGCTAACTTGTTGATGGTTAGTTTGTTGACAACTAAGAGAGGAGGAGCATTACCAAAAGGTTCTAAGTTCATCACTCCAGTAGTATGTTTCCCTACTACTATCAATCCTTTACTGCAGAACGGATACAAACCTGTCTTTGTAGATGTTGAGTTACCCAACTTGAATTTAAACTTAGATCAAGTCGAAGACTTATTAAAGAAGGATGAGAATAGAGAAATTAAGGGAATTATCTTTGCACACGTATTAGGTAACCCTCCTGATATGGATAGACTGATGAGTCTAGTTGAAAAGTATGATTTAATTTATTTAGAAGATACTTGTGATGCTTTAGGAAGTACTTGGGATAATAAACCATTAGGATCTTTTGGTGACATCTCAACTTGTTCTTTCTTTCCTGCACATCACATGACAATGGGTGAAGGAGGTTTTGTTGCAGTTAACTCAGCAAAGAAGAGAATGGCTTTAGCTTCATTGAGAGATTGGGGTCGTGCATGTTATTGTAATACAGCTAAGCCAGGAAATGTAATGACAGGTACAGCTTGTGGATGTAGATTTGATTCTTGGTTCAAAGGACATGATGATATTATATTTGATCATAGGTATGTGTTTGAAGAGATTGGATATAATCTTAAGCCTACTGAAATGCAGGCTGCTATGGGTTTAGCTCAGTTGGATAAACTAGATGAGATGCATGCTAGAAGAAAGCATAACTTTGCTAGATTGTATAACATATTTGCTAAGTATGAAGAGTACTTCTATCTACCATCATGGCATGATAAAGCTGATGTTAGTTGGTTTGGTTACTTAGTAACTTTGAAAGATAATCTACCATTTTCTAAATCTAACATGGTTGACTTTATGGAGTCTAAGTTAATTCAAACTAGATCTTACTTTACAGGCAACGCCTTGTTCCACCCAGCTTATGAAGAGTTAGCAAACGAATATATTGATCCTCGTAATACATTTCCAATAGCAACTAAAACAACTTTGGATACTTTCTTCTTAGGAGTTTATCCTGGTATAACTGATGAGCAGTTAGATTATATTGAAACAGTTGTTGATGAGTTTATAAATAATCACAAATGAAAATAGCTTTTCTAACTGAAATGGGATTTGAAGGTAAGATACCTTCAGACCATCCTAACATGAGAACTGAGTTTGCTTGGATGTTTGCATTGGAAGCAGATCATTATAACATTTGGAACTTTAAAGAAGTAAGAGATTACGATCACGTACTTATTATATTTCCTAAAGGTGAAGTAAGTCTTAATGCTTTTGCAGTTAAACAAAAGGATATAGTGAATCCAGTAACTCCACTTCTTACTCAAAGCATTCCTACTAAACTAAAAGAACATAACAAAAAGGTTCACTTCGTACAAGAAGGTCCTCATTGGTTATGGAATGATTATGAACTAATCGATCAGATTAACTTCTATAACTTTATAGGAGAGTGTGACTCTATACTAGCTCACAACGAACATGACTTTGCTTACTACAAAGGTATGTTTCCTACCAAACCAGTAGGAGTTCTTGATACGTTAATGATTGAGAACCTGATCAAAGATATAGAACCAAGTAAGGAAGATAAAGTTATTGTAGGTGGAAACTTTGCAAGATGGTATGGAGGATTTGAAAGTCACATAGTAGCATCAGAGTTTGATGTGCCAATCTACGGTCAATCATCTCATGCGAAGAGAGAAGGTGAGGATCAATTAGTCAACATACTTCCAAGGATGTTATGGGTTGATTGGATAAAAAAACTTTCAACTTTCAAGTATGCTGTTCATCTTATGCCTACTGTAGCTGCCGGTACATTTGCTTTGAACTGTGCTTACTTAGGTATTCCTTGCATTGGTAACAGAGAAGTAACTACTCAGAAGTTATGCCACCCTAATCTCTCAGTGGATGTTTGGGATGTAAGATATGCAAGAGAGTTAGCACAGAAGCTTGCAAAGGATAAAGATTTCTATAACGATTGTAGTATAACTGCAAAACTAAATTACAGATCTCATTATGATATCTCAACTTGGAGAGCTAGATTAAACTTTGCACTCAATGAAGCAAAATAAATTCAAGATAGTAATACCATCCTACAATAATGAGAAATGGTATGAAGCTAACATAGCAAGTATTCTAAATCAAACATATAAGAACTACGATGTTCTTTACATTGATGATGCTTCCACTGACAACACTTACCAAGTAGTTAGTAATATAGTTTCAGACTTACCAAACTGGAAAGTTGTATCTAATGAGCAGAACATGCGTAGAGGTTATAACCTAAGTCCATACAATCCTCTACTTATAGATTTCATTGAGAGCGATGACGATATACTTGTTTTCATAGATGGTGATGATTGGTTGTATGACGATAAGGTTTTAGAGTCTCTAAACAATCTATACAATGAAAACGAATACTGGATGACCTATGGAAAGTTTGTATGTTATCCATCAGGTGATCTAGGTAATCCACAGAATACTCCCTACCCTATTGAAGTTCATGAACAAAATGCTTACAGAAGAGATACATGGAGAGCTTCACATCTGAGAACCTTTAGATGGCATCTATACAAACAAATCAAGAAAGAAGATCTGATCTTTAGTAAGACTGGTGAGTTTTATTTTCACGCAGAGGATTTAGCTACAAGTTTTCCTTGTCTTGAAATGTGTCCAAAGGATAAGATTGGTGTGGTAGATTTTATAACATACGTCTACAATGTTAGTCAAGAAGCAAGAGAAAGAGTGGAAAAGGATCTATCAAGAGAACCAGGAGGATACCAATACGAATTACAAATTAGAGAATCAGAAATTAGAAACCGTAAACCTTACAATGTGATAGACAATCAAAAGATAATAATTAGTTCTCTTGGAGGAGGATTAGGCAATATGTTATTCATGACAGCAGCAGCTACCGGGTTGTCTAAGAAACATAATCACAAACAATTCTTTTATGACAATCATTATGGAATACTTCACGGTAAACCAATGTCGTATAAGGATACAGTATTTAGAAACCTACCTTTATTAGAACATAATCTAGCAGAGGTAGTTCCTGTTGGTGAAAGATCCTTTCACTATACTCCGATAGAAGCTCCAAATGAGAATGTTATTGTTAATGGATACTTCCAATCACAAAAGTACTTCGAACATTGTAAAGATGAAGTACGAGAGTTATTCTCGTGTCCTGATAATATTAGAGAGACTTTGTTATCTAAGTATGATGTAACTGATACAGTATCACTACACATAAGAAGAGGTAACTACGTTCAGTTATCTTATAACCATTATAACCTATCATTAGGATACTATAGGAATGCAGTAGATTACTTTAAAGGCTATAAGTTCCTAGTGTTTAGTGATGATATTGAATGGTGTAAGGAAAACTTCAAAGGTGAGGAGTTTACTTTTGCAGAAGGAAAGAATGAAGTTAAAGACTTATACTTAATGAGTCTATGTACTCATAATGTAATAGCAAACTCTACTTTTAGTTGGTGGGGTGCTTTCTTAAATAAGAATCCAAACAAGACTGTAATCTATCCGGATAAATGGTTTGGTCCAGGTTATAAGGATTGGAAGACATCTGATCTATTTCCTGAGGAGTGGATTTGTTTGACTGAAGATGAACCTCAAATTACAGTAAACCTTTTTGATGGAGCATTTGGTCACTTAGTGAAACCTAATGGCAGGTATTCATCTGTTCACGATAAGATATCAAGACTTGTTAAGTATACTAAGAACAATCCTAACTTTGATGGTATCACTATTTTTACAGATGGTGATATAAAGAATCCTGCTGTAGCCAGTGTACAGAGTAAGTATAAGATTGGATGGTTACTGGAAACTAGAGAGTTGCATGGAGGTTTGTATAATGAGTTTGAGAGCTACAAAGATAACTTTGACTTTGTAATGACACATGACTCTGAACTACTAACTAAGTATCCAGATAAAACTAGACTATGCATCTTTGGTGGTACTTGGATCAAAAATAAGAACTATTGGATACACAATAAGACTAAGAATGTATCTATGATCTATTCAGGAAAGCAGTACATGACTGGTCATAAGTTAAGACACGAGGTTGCTAGCAATGTGGAAGGTATTGATTTGTATGGTCACGGTTCTCCAAGACCTATTAGATTTAAAGAAGAAGCTTTATTGGATTATAGGTTCTCTATTATTATTGAGAACTCTAAGACAGACAACTACTTTACAGAGAAGCTTGTAGATTGTTTTATGGTTGGTACTGTTCCGATTTATTGGGGTGCACCTAACATAGACAAGTACTTTGATACTAGAGGAATGATTATTGTTAATTCTTTAGAAGAGATAAAAGAAGTTGTTGGAAAGTTAAATGAAAATGAGTATGTTAGTAAGATGGAGTACATTAAGACTAATCTAGAAACTGCTCGTAGTTTTGATGTAACAGAGGATTGGATGTATAATAACATATTAAAAGATCTAAAGTAATGGATTACGTTTCTTTTAATCAGAATGAATTTAACAGGTGGATTCAAGATAGAGGTGATATGACCTTACGTCTCACTTATCCTCTTAATGAAAGTTCAGTTGTTATTGATGCAGGAGGGTATAAAGGTGATTGGGCAGAAAATATCTTTATTGGATACGAATGTTTTGTTTATGTATTAGAACCTCTAAAGTCATTTCACGATAGTATAGCTTACAAGTTTCAAGGCAATAATAAAATTGTTCCTTTAAACATAGCATTATCAAATAAGAACGAAGAAGCAAAGATCTCTACTGCAGGTGATTCATCTTCTATGTTTGCTGGAGGTGACAAAGTAGAAACTATTAAATGTATTGATGTAAAGGATTTCTTTATTACCAACAAGATAGATGAAGTTGATCTAATGAAGATTAACATTGAAGGATCTGAGTACGATCTACTAGAAAGAATTATAGAATTAGATCTACACAAAAAAATTAAAAACTTCCAAATTCAGTTTCATAGGTTTATTGAGAACTGTGATGTAAGAAGAAAAGCAATACAAGAAGCTTTATCAGAAACTCACAACTGTACTTGGAACTATGATTGGATTTGGGAAAACTGGCAAATAAAGTAATATGAAAGTTGTATATGTTACAGGTTGTTTAGGATTGATAGGATCACATATAACTAGACTTTGCTTGGAGAAAGGATGGTATGTTATAGGAGTTGATAAGAAAACCTATGCAGCAAACCTAGACTTCCTTCAGGAATTTGAAATGGAACACAACTTCAAGTTCATTGAAAGTGATATAAATGATCTACAATTTCTATACGAATGTGATTACATTATCAACACTGCAGCAGAGACTCATGTTGGAAATAGTATAGCTAACAGTGATCAGTTTATAGATTCGAATATAACTGGTGTACACCATTTACTAGAGTTGATTAGAAACTATAGAGGAGAATCTAAAGTACCAACTCTATTACATTTCAGTACAGATGAAGTATATGGAGATATTGTAGAAGGTGCCCACAAAGAAACTGACTTACTTAAACCTTCCAATCCTTACTCAGCTACTAAAGCAGCAGCCGATATGTTGATACTAGCTTGGGGTAGAACCTACAACTTACCTTACATTATAGTCAGACCTACAAACAATTATGGTATTGGTCAGTATGCAGAAAAATTAATACCAAAGGCATGTAAGTGTTTAGAACTAAATAAGAAGATTCCTTTGCACGACTTAGGTAAACCAATTAGGAATTGGTTACATGCAGGTGATACTGCTAGAGCTGTAATAACAATAATTGAAAGTGGTACGTGTAATGAAATCTATAACATAGCTGGAGGCTACGAACAAAGTAACTATGAAACTGTAAGAAAGGTTGTTTATGAGTTCTTTAGTATGAACGAAGAAAAGTTTACTGGTATAGATGATTACTTAGATTTGACCTATTCTAGAAAAGGACAAGATGTAAGATATGCATTAGAGGATTCTAAGTTAAGAGCTTTAGGATGGGAACCGAAAGCAGTATTTGATGAAGAACTAAAAGAGATAGTTAGATATTATAAACTAAATTTTATTTGGTAATGGGATTATTTAGAATTCAACACACAGACTTTGAACAGAAGTTCAACATGAATGACTTTGATACTGAGCATTCAAACGAATGGGAAGATGCAGGTAGATTACAAGAAGATGCTTGGCAAAGAAGATATGAGTATGAAGCTAATCTAGTTAAGCTTGTTGTTGATTCTTATCCAAGCATTAATACTGTACTTGAGATTGGAAGTGGACCTGGCATACTGTCTCAAAAAGTATTAGAAAAGAAGCCAGATCTTGAATACGATTTAGTAGACAAACCATTTGCTGAAAAGTATTTTAAAGAGCATAACTTCAAAGGAAGATTCTTTGTCAAAGACTTATCTAATAGCTTTGATGTAAATGGTTTAAGAAACAAATACGATTTAGTTATTGCTAATGATTTCTTAGAGCATGTATACAATCCTCACATCATCCTAAAAACAATTTATAAACGTACACATAAAGATTCTGTATTGTTTGTAAGTAATCCTAACTGGAGAATGTCACATCAATATGTTTATAGAGGGTTGTTTGACTTTGATAATTTCGTATATTTGTTATACACACATAACTTTGCTCTCCAAGGCTTTTACGGATCTGAATTGAAAACTCCTAACTATCCTAGGATAAGTTCTGAGAGTCTACTACCAGAAGAGAACCTAACAGATTGGAATCATTATATGATCTTTCAACATAGAGTATGAATTTAAAAAAGAGAATAGCAGAGATAGCTTTTAAACATAAGCTAGGTCACTTAGGTAGTTACTTTTCTACTGTAGGTATTATAGATAAGATCTATAGTAAGATGAAAGAAGATGATATCTTCATCTTATCATCAGGGCATGCTTCATTAGCTTTGTATGTTTGTTTAGAAAAATATAAAGGCTTTGATGCAGATGTATTATTTCAGAAGTATGGAGGCCATCCTCACAGAGATGAGGCTCACGGAATTTATTGTTCTACTGGTAGCCTTGGTATGGGATTACCAATTGCTTTAGGCAGAGCTGTTGCTAATCCGAATAGAAAAGTTTATGTTCTCGTTAGTGATGGTGAGTGTGCAGAAGGAAGTATATGGGAAGCTCTTCAGACTATATGGGAACAAGGTATTCTTAATATAGAAGTTCACGTTAATGTAAATGGGTATGCAGCCTATAAGAAAGTAGACAAGGACAATCTAATAGATAGGCTTATCGCTTTCCTACCTGATATCAGAATACACCATACTAACGTAGAGCAGTATAGTTTCCTAAAAGGCCTCAATGCTCACTACCATGTTATGAATGAAGAAAACTATCAAGAGGTTTTAAATACAGAAGAATGAGAAAGCAGTTTGCTAAGTTACTATTTGATGAGATGGCTAAGAATGAAGACATCTATCTTATAACTGGAGACCTAGGTTATGGTTTGTGGGACTCAATCAGAGATACCTACCCAGATAGATTCTTTAATGTAGGCTCAGCAGAGATGGCTATGATGGGTATGGGAATTGGATTAGCTATGGAAGGAAAGATTCCGTATGTTTATTCTATAACTCCTTTTGCAATATACAGACCTTTTGAAATGATACGTAACTACATAGATCATGAAAAGATTCCTGTTAACATAATTGGAGGTGGAAGAGATCAAGACTACGGATACTTAGGCTTTTCACATTGGTCACACGATGATATGAGAGTTATGACTTCTTTTAGTGACATAGCATTATATAAACCTAACAACGATCTAGATCTTCAGCAAGCATTTGACTTTAGCTTAACAAAAACTAAAGGTTGTTATATAAATTTAAAAAGATGAAAATACTACTAACAGGAGCAAATGGTTACATTGGAAGATCGTTGAATGAAGCTTTAAAGGATAAACATGAGGTAACAAGGCTAACTAGAGAGGAGTGTGACCTAACATCTCTCCACAGAGTAGCTTTATACTTTTGGAAACTGTACGATGCTAAAGAAAGGTTTGATGTGGTAATTCATTGTGCAGCCGTTGGTGGTAATAGATTAGTTGAAGACAACGCAAAGGATGTACTTGATACTAACCTTCAAATGTTCTATCATCTAGCTCAACATCACAAATCATTCTTTGATAAGTTTATATGTTTTGGATCAGGTGCTGAGATTTACAGTAGTGATAAGCCTTACGGACTGAGCAAAAAAATCATAGCTGATTCAATAAACGAGAGAGAAGGATTCTACAATCTTAGAATCTTTGGAGTGTTTGATGAGAATGAACTAGACAGAAGGTTTATCAAGGCTAGCATTCTAAGATATCTAAGAGGTGAAAGTTTAGAGATTCACGACAACAGATACTTTGATTTCTTTTATATGCAAGACCTAGTTAAGTTAGTAGAGTATTACTTAGCAGAAGAGAATCCTCCAAAGGTTACTGAATGTAGATATGATTCAACTAAGAACTTAAGTGGCATAGCCAATTTAATCAATGAGTTAGATGAACACAAAGTAGATATCTCTATATCGAATCCTTATGGTGGTGCTTACGTTGGAACTTTACTTCCTCCGTCTTTAGACTATGTAGGACTTGAACAAGGAATCAAAAACGTGTATTCGTCTCTATTTATAATAAACGAAAAGAATGGCAGTAGTGTATCAACACAGAAGAAATGATAATAATGAGATTTTTTATATAGGCATTGGTAAAACTAAAGCAAGAGCTTATAGTAAAACTAACAGAAATAAATATTGGTATAACATTGTTAATAGTGTAGGGTATTCTGTTGAAATTCTAGAATATAATCTTTCTTGGGAAGATGCATGTACGAAAGAAAAAAATTTCATAGAAGAATTTGGAAGGAAAGATTTGAATACCGGAATCTTAGTTAATATGACTAATGGAGGTGATGGAGTGGTAGGAAGAAATGTCACTGATCAATGGAAAAACAAAATATCTAAAAGCAGCAAAGGAAGGTTTATATCAGAAGAAACTAGACGTAAGATGTCGGAAGCTAGGATAGGTAAGACAACAAGTGATGAAACTAAAAGAAAACAATCAGAAGTTAAAAAGGGAAAGAAACATACCGAAGAAACTAAAAGAAAGGTATCTTTGGCTAGAAAAGGTAAGCCAGCGTGGAACAAAGGCAAAAAAATGTCAGATGAGTTTAAAGCTAAGATATCAGAACTACAAAAAGGTAAACCTGGTACCAAGCATACCGAGGATACTAAGCGTAGGATATCTGAAACACTAAAAAATAGAAAATTAAAAAATAAGTGAAACAAATAAGTTTTGTAATCAATACATCAGTTAATACAAGAGACCACGTAGAACTCCTGCTAAAGTCTCTTAAACATAATCTAGTAGGAAAGGAACATGAGATACTCATCTTTGTAGATTCAGACAATGAAGGAACAACTGAGTACTTAAGAGATCAGAAGAAAGAGTTTAATGATTTAAAGATTATAACTCATAAGCTCAAGCCTTGTGTGGGATATAGTAGAAACAATAACCTACTAGTAGAGTTAGCTAAGTATGACATAGTTAGTTATCTACAATCTGATATGGTGATTGGTCCTAACTATGACCAATATGTATTAGATGAGTTGGAAGATAACTGCATACTCAGTGCAACTAGAATAGAACCACCACTCCATGGATTGTCAGATAAGACTATCACTTATGACTTTGGAACTGATCCAACACAGTTTAACTTAGAAAGTTTCAATAGTTTCTCTTTGCAAGTTAGACAAAAGAAAGATGTAGAATTCTTCTTTGCTCCTTACACATTCTATAAAAAGGTATGGTTGGATGTAGGAGGATATGATACTTTGTTTAGAAGATCAAGAGAAGACTCAGATCTACTTCAAAGGTTTATTCAGAAAGGGATAAAGATAAAACAATCCTTCAATGCTAATGTGTACCACTTTAGTTGTGTGAGTTCAAGAGGTAAGAAGTGGTTTGATACTCAGAACTTAGATGCACAATCAAGAGTGCAGCTACAAAACTTTGCAGATAACATAGAGTTAAAGAGATTTATTAGAAAGTGGGGTAGGTTTAATCACGGAGAAGAAAAGTTGAGAAGACTTGATATGGATTTAGTTCTTATTTCTAATCCTGAAGACAGACTTTCCTTACTTGGTCAACTCGAACCTTACTTTACAAGAGTTTGGGTTGACAGCGAAGCAGAGAAGGAAAGATTGTTAAGTTTCTATAAAAGAGAACACAATGCTGCAAATGAACTATTGAAGTTTACAGAAGAGGATTGGGAATATGCTAAACAGTTCTACAATCAAACAGATTATGAATCCAAGATCTGTGTTGGTGATCCTGTTGATTACAATATGAAAGTTGTAATTGATATAAGTAAGCCTGATCCCAACTACTTCTTCTCTAACATAAATCATCTATCAGATATAATTCAAGATCCTGATCCTGGAGTATATGAATTAGGGATAGCTACAATAGAAGTAGTTAATGTAGTTAACTTAGCTGATAATCAGATAGTTATAAACAATCCACCTTTCGACTACAATCTACTTTCTGTAGAATAACTATTTATATACATGCGAAGTATAAAAGAATTATTATTAGAAGAGGACATAGTACCTGATGATAGGTTCAAAAGAAAGCTAGAAAAGGCTGTGAAGTATCTTAATACTAAGAATAAAGTATTGTTACTAACTACTTCAAACAGATCTAAACACTCTTCAAAGGATGGTCAGGATGTACCAAAGTCTACCAGGATTGCTCAAGTAATTCAAAGAAGCTTAGGTGAGAGTAAGTGTACTCTTGTAGATGTTTCTAAACTTCTTATCTATGAATGTGAAGGTAATGTATCTAGTAAAGACGGAAACAACTGTGGTGTGAGAGGTTCTAAGTTAGAAGATGAAGAAAAGAATCCAACAGGCTATCATAGGTGCTGGGCTTCGATAAATAATCCAGATGATGAATTATGGAAAGTATCTCTACCCTTATTCGAATCAGATGTTGTAGTATTTCTAGGTTCAATAAGATGGGGACAGACTAATGCTATCTATCAAAGACTAATTGAAAGATTGGATTGGATTGAGAATAGATGGACTACGTTAGGTGAGAGGAATGTAGTAGAAGGAATGGAGTCTGGATTTATATTCATTGGACAGAATTGGAACGGATCAGATGTAGTTAAAGTTCAAAAGCAAGTACATGAGTTCTACGGATTTAAAACTCCAAGTGAATTATATTTTAACTGGCAGTACACTGATGACATTAATGACGAATCTAAAGAAAGTTATAAGAAGGCTGTTCATGCTTTAGATAACATAATAGACATTAGAACTTTAATATGACTTTAAAACCTTGGAAGATATATCCTGATCTAGTACCTCATGATAGCTTTCATAAAGGCTATTGGTTAAATATTGATGGACCTGACTCTTGGTATTATTTTTTTCCAACAAACAGACCCTACAAGATACCAGCAAACAATAACTTCTATGATACCTTAGATAGTGATTTACTTAAAATTGTAAAACTTTTGCATTCTAATAATATACCAACAACTCCTTCATGCAGTGGTCATTTTGATTCAGAAGATCACTACGTTAAGATATTTGAAAGATTATTAAACAATGCAAGTAAGATCAATACAAGTGGAGTTATTTTAAATAACCCTGAAACAGGTAAAAGATATCTTTATAAAAATAGAAACTATAAGTTACCTTGGAACCTTGAAACGTTTGTAGACATGAGTATGGATTACCAAACTAAAGGTGTGCTTGGGTTCATAGATCCAAATGGTATGTATTACAACTTGGTAAATAATGACTTCGATTGTAAACATGATAACGAAATCACTTTGATATTTGAAAACTCAGCTTCAAAACAAGATAAAAGTTCGAAATGGAACAAACTGTATGAAGTTATGGCTAACTATTTATTAGTATGAAAAATAGAATAAAAGAAGCAATGCAGCCTTTGGTACCAGAGTTTCCTGTAAACATAGCAGGACACAAGCTTACATTGAGGTTTGATGTAAATATAAATAAAACAAAAAAGGGTGTTAAACTACAATTTGTCCTTCCTCAGGTACCAGAAGATCCTAGAAAGTTACAAGATCTTGCTAATGAAATAGGTTCAGAACTACAGGAGAAGTTTGGTCAACACAATTTGCAAATTGTATACGACTTAGAGAATCCATATAGAAATGTGATTGGCTTTTTAGTTCCACTACCATCTCTAGCTGACTTTATGATTAATACTGTACTAAAAGGAAGTAGTGAGGAAGTAGAAGTTGATCAAGAAGAAGAGGAAGTAGTAGAGCCAGAAGAAGAATTACCACCAGCAGAGCAAGAACCTCAAGAAGAACCTGTAAAGGAAATCTTTATGAGAAGAGCTGGATTGAAATAAATAAAACTTTAGTTATGTCCAAAAGAAGAATACCAAAGGCTATCTTTGAGCCAATGGAGAATTTTCAAGCATCCGATTTATTAGATAATGAAGCCTTAATTGGTATGGTAAAGAGGGAAGCACCTTTAGCCATTGAGGATGCTCTTAAGAATAAAAAAACCTTTGCATCTATCTTTGAAATTAGTAGCAGTGGCTACTATGTAGACATTCCGAAATCTTATTGGGTAACAGCTTTAGAAAAGTGTATTAGCTATAAGCTAGAAGAAGAAAACTTTGAAGACTGTATTAGTCTCAAGAAACTTATTGACGACATTAACAAAGCTCAGAAAACAATATCCACGAAACAACCAAAAAAGAAGAAAGATGGAGCAAGAATTGACGGAGATTCAATTAGCGATCAATGAGATCCTAAACATTAAAAGTCTACTCAGGAAGAAAAGAAAGTCTCAAACAGACAAAAAGAGAGAGCTTTTCATATCAGTAATAAACTCAATCGAAAGACTTATTACGAGGCAGAACCTAATGTATTCAGATTTTCAATTAGATTTTGCAAACTACGACGATCCCTTCCTAGATACAATAGATGCACTTATTGTATTACACTTTGGTAAGGAGGGTGCAGAGATTATTGTGTACTATCTTTGGGATAGACTGAACGACGACGGTACTGTAAATCCATTAATGGACGAAGGTGGTAATGAAATCTTTTTAAACAATGCTGGTGAACTTTGGGACTTATTAGTTAAAATTAATCCAAAGTATGGGGACTAGGAAAGCAGGTAGACCACCTAGGAGTTTGAGTGAAAGTGTAATTAGAAATGCTATGAAGCATACTCAATCTAACTTTCAAGCAGCTAGGTATCTAAACCTAACTATTGAAACATATAGGAAGTATGCTAAGATGTATGTGGATCAAGACACAGGAAAGACTCTCTACGATCTACACAAAAATAACTCAGGTAAAGGTATTAAGAAGTTAGTTTGGAGACAGGATATCTCTATTGATAAGATCAATCAGATAATGGAGAGTGATAGTTACAGAGCTGTTAACCTACAGAAGTTAAAGAATAGGTTGATCTACGAAGGTATACTTAAGATGTATTGCTATAACTGTAATCATTGTGAGAAGAGAGTTGTAGATTACAAGCAACCATTAATACTAAACTTCATAGATGGTAACAAACACAACTGGAAGATTGAGAATCTTAGAATGTTGTGTTACAACTGCTACTTCCTATACGTTGGTAATTTGTTTTCAGAGAAACAAATACTAAGAATGGAAGACGCTACAGCTCCTCTTCTAAAAAAGGGAGAAGTGGATTGGGATGTAGATGAAAACTTCCTAGCACACTTCCAAGAGCTTGGTCTCGAACCGAAGGAAGACTACGAAGAAGGTGATGAATTCATTGCTAGAATATAAAATATAAAAATGGAAAAACAAACAAGCTATCAGGAAGAAATGGAATCCATTGGTAAGTTATTGGATATAGCTTTAGAGTATGGTTTAGAAGTAGAAACAATATACTATGCTTTAGAAAAAATGAAAGAAAATCCTAATTTATCTCCACTAGAAGCGTTTTCTTTAGGTGTTACAGAGTTTGTTAAGTAAGTATATAACCTATTTATCATTAGTATGATTAAGTCAACTATCTACGATGCCTTGACCGATCTTTCTGAGAAGTACATTCCAGAAGGAAAACATCCTCTTTTACACATAAACTCAAGAGAGAAATGGAAGCAGTTGATGAGTGATTTAATTGAAAGGAATTCAATTCCTAAAAAGGTTTCTTTTCTTACAAAATGTGCCATCAATTGGGAAGCACTACTTTCTCAACGTCAAAGCATTTTAAACTAGAATGAAAGAAACTACAGCAGAAATCGCCACAGCAGGGGTTTGGGGATTACATATTAGCAGTTACCTTATGGCAAGCTTACCCTACCTACAAGCAATATCACTAGTGTTAGCTATAACTGTATCTGTAATAACTTTATGGAAGTTAGTAAAAGGATCCTCTAAAAAGGATGAAGAAGGGATCATATAACTTAGAAAGCTTATCAGATAAACTCTTAGAAAGAGATAGCTACTTTCAGAAGCTAAAGAATCTCTCTACTCAAAAAAACTATACATACAAACTCACAAAGATTAAAGAAAGGTTATTAGAAGAATTACAACTTTGGGAAAGAAAAAATCCATCTGCTAAGTTGCTAGATTTGCAAAAAGATCTTAACTTCCTTAATACACAAACAGATGAAAAGAATTTAGATAAATATAGAATAGACATTCTATCTCAAAAGTATTCAATCTATGGTTAAGCCTCAAGAAGAAGGAAAAAAATTTGTTGTTGAGTATAAAGAAAATGGGAAAGTTATATCTAAATGGCATTACGATTATGAGAAGTTTAAGCACGGTCCTATTCTAGTAGAAGAGTTTGATCTTCCACCAAAGCCAAGAAAAAGTAAATCCAAACCAAAAAAACTATAGTTATGAAATTGTGTAAAGTTTGCCAAAAGGAAATTCCTTCCAAGAGAGTTGCTTTAGGTTATCACGACACGTGTGTAGATCATTCATCCACTTTTAAGTATGTAGGATTTGTAGCAAGTAGTGGTAAGACAGACTACGATATCTCAATAGTCAAAGATAGAGATACAGCTACACACATGGAAGATCTAAGAACAAGAAGAACAAAATGAATAAGTATGAAAAGCTTACCATACCCAATCAATCTTCTTGGAGTAAGAGAAGCTGGAAATACTATGCACCAGTTTGGTTAATAAAGATTGTAGAAGGTTTAAGAAATCTAATAGACTGGTTTCCTATCATCTGGCAAGATAGACATTGGGATGATTATTACATTACCAAAATACTACAAAGAAAGATAGAATTACAAAGAGAACATCTAATAACTCATAATAGGCATGTTGATATAGATAGAGACAACTTCTGGATGACTGTAGTTCTTAATTTATTAGAAAAAGAACACGAAGGGTTTTATGAGATGGAGTATACAGACTATTGTAAAGATAGGTTCAAGTTCTTTGAAAGAGAACTAAAGATTGAACACGTTTGGGAAAACTTGGATGCTTACCTAGAAATGTATCCATCGTCAGTGAGAGCTGTTAAGAAAGCTAGACCAAACTTAACAGACAAGTATCAACTTAGCCTTTTGGTAGCTAGTCACAGACAAAAGAAGTGTAGGAACTTATTATTTGAAATACTAAAACAAAAGTCGAATCATTGGTGGGATTAAGTTAGTTTCAACTATTTATAAAAAACGTATTAGATGGAATATATAGATCACTCAGATTACAAAAAAGCTTTGGATGCCTTTAAGAAAGGTTCAAACAAAAAGAAGCTAAATGAATCTGTAGAAGAAGGTAATGCTTTTACCAAGGCTCTTGCAAAGACTCCAAAGGGTGGTAAATTTAAAGTTGGCTCAAAGTCTTTTAAGGATAAGAGTGGATACGATGACCCGAACGTACAAGAATATCAATATACAGATAACTATCCAGGTTCTTGGGGATATAGGGAAGGTAAACTTAAGGAGGATGATTATTCGATAGAATCAGATAATGACAATAGTGGTGATACTGATACTGACAATATAGCAGAAGATGGTTTGGATATTACATCTAATCCTATGACAAAAGCTGGCAGGGGTAAGATTAACCCTGAAGTGATTAGGCATGTTAAAGGTAATACCTATCTTATTAAGAATCCAAATGGAGAAGAAGTTGAAGTAGAATTTAATGAACATGAAGTTGAAGAAGAGATAGACTATTATAGTGCTATAGGAAGTGCATACGGAGATGATGGTCAATATGGATATATAGTAGATGCTAACTTTAGTAGAGAAGGAGATTGGGTTTTAGAGGACTTAGATTTTGATACATTAGTAGCAACTTCTTTATATGAAGGATTGAACCCAGCTCCAATGCAAGCAACAGGTCAAACAATAAGCACTGCAGAAGAGAAAGAAGATCTAAGTTATATTACAGATCCACACAAAACTAATTATAGTGTAAAGCCATTTAAGCTACCAAAGAGAGTAGATACTAGAGACTTAGATTATGATCCACAAGATGTTTCTAGGTTCAAACCAGACTATATGGATATGGATGATCCTGAAGATGATGATGAGATTGATGACGATTTTTTAGACTTAGATGATGATGATATGTATACAAAACTACCTAAGAACTTTCAAAAATATGTTTCTAAGGATAAAGAAAAGTACTCTCTAAGAGAGAATCAAGCACCATTTGGTTTAAGTGTTCTATCTGTATCTGAGAGAGAGCAACTTAAAGAATATGTTAAGTCTGTCAAGACTATTCAACAGGAAATCAAGAAGTTAGTAAACAAAGCTAATGAGGCAAGGATGGGTGGTGACCGTACAGGTTTAGTAATGAATGTCAGCGAAGAAGAAAAAGAAAAGGAAGAACCAAAAATACAATCAGTACCACAACAAGATGCACCAAGCTATGAAGAGATAGAAGCAAAGCTGGATCCAGAACTTCATGATAAGACTATAAATGTTTTAAGTGCTTTGAGAAGAAAGTTAGAAAGTGAAGGAGAGTTAACTCCTTTAGAAATTGAAATGTTTATCAAACACGAAATTAGAAAGATAGCTAGAAAAGCAATAATGAGCCAACACGACCATTAATCTAATATATGATTGAGCTTAAGGTTAAAGAGCTGAAACCAGGAGAGTTGGATAAAATTATCCTGGATGCCTTTAACTGGTTGGTTGAGTCTTTTGGTGATAGAAGTATAGAGTTAAACAAATTAAATTACAAGAAGAAATACTCTACACTTAAACCTTATTTGTTTAAACATCCTCTATCCGTTTCTTGGTCGAAGAATCCTGAAAGTTTAGATTGGACCTACTACGGTCAGTTTGCTGAGTACAATGCTGTAGATAATACTATCTACATACTGTGTAAAAAGAATTATACATTAGAATTTGTATTGGATTCGTTATTTCATGAATACAAGCATTCACAGCAAAACATGACTAAGTATAGCTATCAAACAAATATTTTGCACACACCTTACGATAAAAATCCACTAGAATTGGAAGCTGTAGAGTTTGCTAAAGATTGTTTACAAAAATTTATTAAAATTTATCCACAAAAAGTTGCTGGGTAATACAACCAGTCGGAAGTTCGCCTTCCAATCAACTAAGTTATGCAGCACGAAATCCTTTATCTCAATGAGAATCGTGTGTACGTTAGAGTAGGCGACACATGGTATGACACGAACAAAGAGTTTGATCCCAAAGTAGGAGCACCTTTTCTACTAGGAAAGATAGCAGAAGTACTTACATTTAGCGATTACATTTCTCTTTATCCAGGCTCGACAAAAGAAATATTCCAAACCGTTAATGACTCAGTTAACGTGGACGGAGCTATTAGAGCTGCAATAAACAAAAGAGTTTCTAGGTTCTCTTGGGTTAAAATGGTTAAGTATGGTATAACTAAACAACCAAGAAAGGATATAAATAGTAATGATTCAAGCCAAGAATAGAACTATTTATATTGGATGAATAAGAAGGAAATTATTAGAAAGCTCATAGAAAACATCAAAAAAGAGATCGAGCTTAAAAGTTCTAACCACTATCCAAGCGATGCAGATTGGCACATTGGTTTCAGGTTTGGTGACGACAACTTAACTGCTAATGAATCCGAATACGATCCAAAGACAGGTAAAATTATCAACAACACTAAGGTAGGAAGTAGAGCTACTTATCTGCAGCAGTGGGATACTGAACCTGAAGGTTATTTTGAGAACAAAGATGTAAAAAGAGATAATGGTATAGGTTTGGTCTCTTTAGTTATGCAACAATTAAATCCAATAAAATAATGACAACAAAAATTCTAAAGCAAGTAGCAATCTTAGTAGTATCAGTTCTACTTCTATACTTTACTGTAGACCTTAATGGATGTAACCCTACAGATCTAAAAGAAGAGATTACTGTTTTACATTCTCACAATGATTCTTTAGAACATATGATCAACATGAAAGATCAAAACATTATAGAGCTAAATGCTAAGGATTACGAACTAACAGAACAATTACAAGAAGCTAGAGAAAATGTAAAAGTAGTTAAGGTAAAAGTTGAAAAGAAAGTTGAAGTAATAAAAAAGTACGATAGTTTAGAGATAGCTAAGTTCTATCTACAAAGATATCCTAACGAATTTAACAGTGTAGATACTTTGGTACCTCTCAACAAACTAGTCTTAGTAACAGTAGCTTCTGACTTAGTACAATATGATGGAGCAAAGCAGATCATAGAGTTTCAAGATAGCTCTATATCAATTCAGGATAGTAAGATAAAGATTAAAGATAGTATCATCTCTGTAATGAATGGTAAAGAACTCAACTATAAAGGAATCATAACAAATAAGAATACTGAAATAGTTGTTCTTGATCAAGTAAATAAGAATCTTGAAAGAGATAATAAAAAGCTCAAGAACAAAGTTAAAGTGGTAAAAGTAGTAGGAACAGTAGTGTTGGGCGGATTAATTTATTCAATCTTAGCAAAATAAACTGTTGTTTATCTGAAATTAGTTACGTAAGTTCATAGAAATCAGTTACAATGTCCGATATCCAAAGTAGTTACATTAAGAATCCTAAAGTCATGTATAAGTTTGGCTATACAGACATGGGAGATGCGAATCAAAGATTTTCAGAAGCAACAGCTAGAATAAGAAACTTCAGAGGAGTTCCTCTTGGTAGAGATTACGATGCAAGAACTAGATGGTCTATTTGGGTTAAGACCAAAGAAGATGCTTTAGCTTTTGAGGAAATGTTCAAAAGCTTACTACCTCCAAAAAACATATGGACAGAAGAAACCTACAACGGTATAACTGAATGTAGAGCTTTAGAAAGTAAGCAAGCTGAAGCTCTCATTACTGAACTCAAAGAGAAGTATAAGAAATCTGAGTATAGCTATAGTCCAGGATACTATAAAGTTTACTTTGTAATGTTTGTAAAGAAATGACAAGAGATGAATTTTTAGAAAAGTATGGAGATCACATTGGAGATGAAGAGATTATGTTTGCTGACGGATTTGATGATGCTCTAGTGGGATTAGATATAGTAGATCATAGAGTAATATACGACTCAGGAAAGATGGCAGAGATCCTAGTAAAGGATGAAGGTATGGAATTGATAGATGCTATTGAATATTTAGAGTACAATGTATACAATGCATACGTAGGAGAAAAGACACCAATTTATATTATTTAGTAACTTAACAATTAAAATATGGCAAAAGAAACAGTAGTCGTAAGTGAAGTAAAGACATTCACAACATACGCAGTAGTAGTATTTCCAGACCTAGCTCAGGTTGTAGCAGAAGTTAATGCATTACTTGCTAGAGGATGGCAACCAGTTGGTGGCATCCAAATTAGTGCACAAGGTAGTAATGTTTATCACTACCAAGCTATGGCAAAGTAAAATTTTCTGTAAATTTTCATGTAAAAAGTTGGGTCCGATCAGAAATGGTCGGACTTTTACTTTTTAAAACATATAAACATGAAAGTAATTTGTGTAGAAAGTAGTTTTCTTATTGAAGACGAGAAGGTTCAGACTGCAGTTAAGGGTTCTATTTACACAGTGATTGATGCTGTAAAGGATCCCAAACCAGTTGTTACAAAAGAAGGTGGTATTAGAACGTTTGCTCAAGGATGGTGGTTCAGATTTGAAGAGACAGGAGATTTATGGCATCACCAGTTTAAGTTCAAGAAAGTTGAAGAGATGGTTAAAGAAAAGATTCCAACTAGCATAGGTCCAAAGCCTGGTGCAGTTAGGATCATATTACCTAAGAAAGAACTCATGAAACAAAAAAGTGAAGAATCTGTAAAAAAGATTTCTTCAAAAGTAAAGAATGTTGGTAAAATGTCAAAACTTAAGTAGCTTTAGTTCATGAAGATTCAGATGAAAGATTTATTCGACAAGTACATACAAAAGTCTCTAAACTTCGAAAATATAAAGTCTGAGGCTATTTGGATCAAATGTAGAAATTGTGGCAAGTTGTTTACTCAGACAGTCTACAAAGGCAAGAAGAGTGTACCAATATGTCCTTATTGTAAAACTATAAACAAATAAACATGAAGAGGATTTTGATTTCGATTTCGCTCATTGCTTTGATTGCTGGGTGCAAAGTATTTGCTGTAGCAAAGAAACCAAAGATAGATCATTTTACTGTAGAAGGTAAGATGGTTCTAATGGATAGCAAGCCTTTTGCAGAGTTACAAGCTATTACTTATTCACTAGATGGAGGTGAGTTGGTTAGAGAGATGAACTTTAAGTTATTTAGGAATGGTAATCAAGAAGAGGTTGAAGCTTTGATTTACTTCCTTCATGAAAGAAACAAAGATGAAGAGATTGAAGTTGAATTTGATATTAACGACGGTAGTGAACTAATAAAATTGTAAGAACATGAATGAAAGAGTAATGCAAGTTGAAGAGATTATTGCAGAGGAGTTTAGTGTTGAATTAAACTTTAAAGAGAATAAGAGTAGAACAAGTAGAATTATATTTCCTAAAAAGTTGCTTTGTAGTATTCTATACCATAAAGAGGGACTTAACTTGGAGGCAGTTGGATCCTATATGGGCTTCAAAGATCATTCTAACGTTATACATCATCTAAAAACTGGTGAAGGTTTGTATGCTTGTGATGAAGCTTACAGATACAAAGCTGATAAGGTATATAACAAAGTATCTAATATCTATACAATTAAAACCAATACAAATGAATAAGAATTACTATCCAGCAGCAGCGTTTGGACTCATAGTAGCACTAAGCCTCTTTGTTTGGTTCTTTGTAGTAAAGGGAATGATTTGTTATCTCAATCACTAATACATGACAAGGCAAGAACAAAAAGCAGACAAAGATAGATTACTTCTCAAAGAGCTAATTGACAAGATGTTTGAGCTTGCAGGTCATAATCTAAAGTTTGAAGATGTAGAAGGAAGAAAAGATAACTGGTTTCAAGAGTATACAATGACCGAGGAACAGAATAAGGAATGGAGAGAGTGGGGAACTAAGTTGATTGCTAAAAAGAAGAGGCATTTGAAGAAGATAGCTGATCGCGAGATGGCTTGGATAGATCTATATTGCGGACTTAAAATTGAAAATAAATAAACTATGATCGAATACAAAATCATAAAGAATCAATATATAAACGAAAGAGGTAAAGAACTCTCTCCTTACTACACGATTAGATACAAGGTGAGATTTCTATGGTTTTGGTGGAGATGGAAATATGTTAGTCATAGTTCATGTGATCGGTATGGCTGTAGTAGTCTTGTAACAGACTTTCCAACATTAGAGGACGCACAGCGATTTGCAGAAAAGTTTATATGTGGTGGAAGAGTATACGATGGATTTGAGAAAAGAGTAGTTGATTATAAAATTTGTAAGTAAGTTATGACAGCACAAGAAATAGAACAACTAGCCGAAACGCAATGGGAACAGATAGGTGGGTGGAATGATGACTATAAGAAAGTATTCATAGCCGGATTCCAACAAGGTTATTTGAGTGGTAGGATAGAGGGTATAGATAATCAAATAGAAAAAAACCGTAATAGGATAGCAGACCTATTAATTAATGGTTTGGACTGTCATTATAGTGACTTACCTTCACCCAAAGCGTATGATAAATGAAACAACAAACTGCAGCTAATTGGATTTTAATAGAATTACAAAATAAGTTTCCTAAAGAAATAGGTAATGCGTATGAGTCTAATCAGTTTTTGTTTGAGTATTTATTTGAAAAAGCAAAAGCAATGGAGAGGGAGCAGCTGAGGAAATGTTACGAACACGCTATGTTAGCATTATTAGATACTGGTCATGGTGATATCTTTGAAGATTATTATAATAAAACATTTAAAAATAAAATATGGCACAACAAACAGACAACCCAGTAGACGAAAACGGCTATCCTGTGTATGGTACATTTAGACAACCAACAAAACAACAAACGGCAGTAGAGTGGTTATGGAGATGGCAAATGGATAACGAATTTGCATCTTTTAGCGAAGCCAAAAATGCTTATAAACAAGCAAAAGAAATGGAAAAACAACAAATATCCGAAGGGTATAGACAGGGTGTTGAGGAAGATGTGTATAATAACCCATTGAAAACGGGTGATGAATACTATAATGAAACCTATAACAAATGAACAGATATCATTTAGATTTAATAGTTGGTGGTCCGTTAGGTATAATAACAAACCTCATAACAGTTGAAGCCGATGGGATTGGTTGGGGTACTAGCAGTGGTGTATATGATTTTTGGAAGATAATAGGTGAAGATGAGGACGGAATTAAACATAGAGAAACAGTAGCCATGTACCCCATTGTTAGAACGGTGATTAGGAAAATTGAGAAAGATATAAACAAATAAACTATGTCACAACAAACAGCAGTTGAGATGTTACTTAGATATGTAAAGCAACACGGCCTTGATTTAGAATATGAAATGGAAATGTCGTTTCTAGATCATGAGAAGGAGCAAATAATTAAGGCTTGGTGGAGTGGTGAGAATGATTCAAGCATTGATCCTAAATTAATAAAAGATATGGCAGAACAATACTACAACGAAACATATGGAAAATAAGAAACCAAAAAGATATAGCTACTCAACAGTTGGGTATGGTGTAATGACTTTATTTGGCGAGAAGTACAGAATGGGTAGGATTGAGATATTTGATAATCAAAGTGGTTCAAGTTATCAAATAGAAGAAGGATCCTACTCAGTACCTCATGAAATATCAGAAAAATTTGAAGACTTTATTGAATCGCTAGAAACAGACTTACCAATCAATATAGAGATAGGAAGTCATGAATGGTGTGAAGATGAGTGTGCAAAAGCACTTGGGTTCAAAGACCAAGAAGAAATGAGAGATCCGGTAAAGGTCAGTGAGTATAGGAGAAAGCAGAATGACCAGTATGCTGTAACAAGAGGATATAAGGATTGGGATGACTTAAAGGCTAACAGTGAATTTGGATACAAAGATGAGAAGTAAGTATATCTTTATTGACATAGACGGACCTCTTGCTTGGGGTACTTGGGGTGGAGGTAAAGTAGTCATTCATGAGAATGAACACAACGAATTCACAATACCATATCCTTGGAACCAAGAAGATGCTACTGCACTTCTAAGAATATTAGAACAAACCAATGCTAAGTTAGTTCTAAGTTCCGATTGGAGAGAACACTATTCGTTTAGACAAATGACTTATATCTTTGCACACTACGGTATACATTGGTCTCTTGTTGATATAACTACTCACCAACCACTTTGGAATAAACTTAGTGGAGGTAGTGCAGATCACATTAGAGCCTTACAAATACTAAAGTGGGTGAAGGATAATAAAGTAAAAAATTGGATAGCGATTGATGACTTAGACTTGGGATCATGTTTCAAGTTTATGAAACCAAGAGTACCAAAGTGGAGACACGTACAAGTGGATGGCGATCACGGAGAAGGAGGAAGACTAAGAGACAAGATAGAAGAGTGTGTAGAGAAGTTAAACAGATAGGTGGTGTCACGACCTATAGTATATATCTTCAAACAGTTAAATTATGTTCACGATGACAAATGCAAAGATTGAATTTCAAAGGATGATTGAAAGTGAAGCAACCAAGGTGAAGTGTGTATGGATCATAACAGAGAATAGAGGAAGAGTATGGTCCGAAGAAGGTTCATGGGGTTGGAGTGAAGAAGACACTGCGCCCAGTGCTATAATATTAAAAGAAGGATACACAGAAGAAGAGTATAACGACTTCTTAAGCCAACTGGATTTTGAATACGACTCCGGATACGGAATGCAAGTACTTGACGGAACGATTTGGATGCAAGACGGAACTTGGATTGACAGAGGAGAGTACGACGGATCCGAGTGGTGGGTAAAAAGAGAATGCCCCCCTATCCCACAAAATCTCAAAAGGTCGTAGCCAAGACACAAGTACAACCCCCAGCAAAATAAAAAGAATAAGAAAGAATATAAGGGGGAGAAATAATAACCCAGCTAATACTATAAGCCCCCTAGGGATAACTAAATCTACCCCGGGAGAAAGGCTATACCACCCCCTAGGTGCAATTCGATTCCACCTTATAAAGTCTAAGACAAATTCTAAAGTCTAATTATTATTATATTCTAGTCTAAAGAAAATTGCTAGGGGGGGAAAGAGACTGAGAAAGAGTAAGGGGAGGACACTCGCTCGTTCCCAACCTCTCTTTTTCTCTCCCCCTCTCAATTATATACCGTATAGATGTATAGCTATGGGGGATAGATACTATTTATAGGGGTAGGCTAGGTGTAGGGTGCAATTGGATTCCACCCTATTAATGCTAGGCTAAGTTGGAAATATGAAAAATATTCTGGAAACAAAAGGAAAGAAGTATTCAGTATACGAGATCACGAATGTGAAGGAGAGATCTAAAAACTACGGAAGGAAGATCTACATTGCGTCAAGTTACATGAAGGAGGAGGATATCCTCTCTCGCATCAGAAGCATCCAAGATAGCAAGACAGGAAGGGGAGGAACAAAAGACCTAGCTCAGGATATCAGGAGCGCGGGGAAGGATTATAAAGATAGTTTTAAAGTAAAGTTAATCAAGTCAGGCCTCTCCCGAGAAAGGGCAGAAGAGGTTAAAGCTAATTTTATTGATAGGGCCGGAAAGGTGTACAACCAGGAGATGGAAGTCACCTAGGGACATTCCGAAAAAAATTTCTCTGGGGACGGATCCCAACTGCAGAAAATCTAATTTTAAGAAAACTTTAAGGATTTCACCTAGGCACAGCGTACCTCTGATCTCTCCTGTACTCCCTCGTGAGGTAACAGCCCGTCTTAATTGACAACCTAAAGGTACGAACAAAAGAGGCCCCAAGCAACAGTTGGGGCCATTTTTTTTAGTAGTCGAAATATCCCTCTTCCGTATTAATTTCTCTACCTACCAGGTTCTGAAGATTAGAACTATCAAAGTCTGAAAACTGATGATAGAAAGTCTCTGCGTAGACCAGGGCTGTGGTATTGTCCTCAAAGGTTAATTTGTAGACGGACCCTACAGCTGGGTGGTAAGGTAAGTTTGTTAGTGTGATGGCTTTGATTTTTTTCATAACTTTGATTTTGATTGTGATAGCCTAAAGGTACGAACAAAAATTCGTATTGGCAACACTTGGTGCCATTTTTTTTTTATTTTATTTTTTTTCTATAAACTGTTGCCTAGAATGTTAATAGTTGGTATCTTTAGGTTCTAAACCAAAAATCAAAATTATGACAGGTTATCAACAACAGCTATTTAGAGATTTAGTTAATTTGAATTGGGAAATTGACCATGGTAATTATCCATCAGTAGTTGAATTTGCACTTGTGGAGCAGTATTGGAAGGTGAAGCAGGAATTAATAGATGATATGGGTAAGGAAGAGTATGAGCAATTTATAGCTGCAGGCAGGGAGATGTTTGCTCCTGCCAAATAAAAAAAAGTTGGTCCCAATGTAAAAAGTTGGGACCTTCATTTAAAATTAAAGTTATGGAAATTATAAACGCTAGTTCTGAAATGCAGATGACACTTTTGTTTGAAGCCTACTATCAGCAATGCCCTGATAGAAAGATTGCTTACACTACTTCAGAAGTAAGAGATGGATACCTTCAGTCCTGGATCTGTATGAACGGAATTGAAATGTCCTATATGATGTATCAGGGGGAGTATCAAATTATCTTTATGTGTTCAAGGTATTGTGATGAAATGGGAGGTGATGCAAACTACTTGAATACTTTCTACTTCAAAACTTATGAGGAATGCCTCAAAGTTTGGGAAATGAATGAAAGTGAACTTTACGAACACTTTAAGATTCTTGAATGTTAATAATTGGTATCTTTAGTTTATCAAAAAATTGTTTAAATATCCAATAAGGAGCATATCGTCCCTTTTATCACCCACACTGCTGGCGGTGATACGTGGCAGGGTTATCACTAGCTAGAGGCAGATGAGGATATTTAAACTAAATTAAAAAAATCAAAGTTATGCTTAAAGAACACTTGAAAGAAATTAAAGGAGAACTTGTAAGGCACTATGCAGAAAGTTGTTTGGATATAAGTAAGAATTCTAAAGGGGAAGTTGATTATGAAGCCTACTATGAAGATTTAGAACTTTACTTGGGTGATATCTTTAAAATCGATAGCCTAGATGATTTAGATAAATTTATCTATGACACAGGCTTAGATGAAAGAGGATTTGGATTAGATTATTTTGTTGGGGCATATAGTGAAAAGTTGGTACCTTCACGTAAAGGTGAAATGCAAATTTAAAAAATGAAATCAAGAGAGGAGTATTTGAAAAGGAGGAAGGAGCTTGGGAGATTATCTGTTGAAAAGCTCGAAGCCTTATTGGGGAAGCTATACGATAAACGATATGTGGATCAAGACATTGGCTATGAAAGTGAATATCGTTTAGCTTCCTCAGTCTATAGGCAAAAGGTGAAGAAGGGGGGTAGTCTAATCTTCCATATGAAAAATTTTATCTTATCGGTTGTCGTTTGAAATTTTGTTCGTATGGTTATTATATAACTGTAAACAAATTCAATAAATATGACAACAGCTCAAAAACTTAGCACCTTCCGTAGGGCTAGAAGAAATGGCGACATCAGCACACTTGCTGAGCGCACTGGCTATTCTGCAGCCATGGTAAGCATGACACTTAATGGTCAAAGGAACAACGAAACAATTGTTGATACTGCATACCGCTTGGTACGTAGACGTAAGCAGGCTTTGGCTTAAATGCTTTTTTGATTTTGATTTTTAAATTTAGTCTACGGCCCCTGTTTCTACGGGGGCCTCTTTATTTAGAACATATGCCAAAAACAAATATGTGTTGGAACCGTTGCCAGCAATGTTTATAGTTGGTATCTTTAGGCCATAATCAAAAATCAAAGTTATGTCAAACATTTATGAAACGCTTTACGAACAAAACGAGCGAAAACTAACTGAAGCTGTAAAACAGCTTGGCTCTTATGATGCATTGCTTTATTATGCTGTGCAAGCTTTAGAAGGAAGAACAGCTAACTCTCCTGGTGAGGTTGCTTTGATTCTTCGTAAAAGAAATGAAGAACTTAGAAATGACCAAGACACTTTAATCTTTAACCGTAACCAAAAAGTTTAATCATGGAAACAAGACACATTTATTCAGCCCCTGAAAGAGAACTTACACTGCAGGAGTGGTGTGAGGAATTTAGAGTAGGAACTAACCTTCCCACTCCTATTTGCGACAATGCAAAGGATATGATGAAGACTTGGACTGTAGTTGAGGAGAAACCAAAATTCAATTTATTAAACTTCTTTTTTAATTTTTTATGAAATACACAATCGATAACAAAGCAGAGTATGTAACAAAGATATTCACAATCTTAGATGAAAACGAAAATGAATACTTTGTAAGGTTTATGGAAGACTTATCTTATACAGCTGTAGAAGTAGAATCTGATGAAGATGGTTTGTTAGGAGAAGACGACCCAAGGTATAAAGAGCTTGTAACTCTTTGTGAAGAAAAATAAAAAAATGGTCCCAACTGTTGCTTGGGACCAATTTTGTTCGTACCTTTAGGCCATAACAAAAAAATCAAAGTTATGAAAATCACAAGACAAGAAGCTAAGTCAATGATTGACAAGCTAGACAACGGTACTATCTATTCAGTTACTTTCGTTAAGAAGGACGGAAGTGTTAGGTTAATGAATTCAATTAAAGGAACAAGAAGAGGAGTAAAAGGAGTAGGATTAAAGTTTGATGCTGAAGAGAGAGGTCTTATTCCTGTGTATGACATTCAGCTAGCTAAGAAGGACCCTCAGAATCCTGACAAGGCTTGGAGAATGGTGAATGTGAATACTTTAACTGAGGTGTGTGTGAATAAAGAAAGATTTGAAGTAATTTAAAAAAAAGTTGGTCCCAATGTAAAAAGTTGGGACCTTTACTAAAATTTAAAAATCAAAGTTATGAAACGTTTAATAGTATTATTAGTACTTGTATTATTTGTAAGTAGCTGTTATACAGTAACACGTGTCGGTAATTGTAAATATTATACACCTAAAAATTTAAGTAGTAGGGGTAAACCAAATGCTCCAATAGCGTTTTAAGGACATTTTCTTATTTTTAATCTAAACCAAAAATCAAAGTTATGCCAAACAATCTAACAAAAGCTTTTAAAGCATTACGCAAGGAAGGTTATTTCGCTCGTCAGAATTTTATGTGTTGTCAGAGTTGCGGATGGTCAGCAGTACCGGACGGAAAGGATGAAAAGGTAGTTTTCTATCACAGCCAAGACGCATCACGAATGAGAGCAGGTGATGATTTTCATTTAGCCTGGTCAGGTGACGGTAATGAGATTTGCAGAATCTTGAATGAGAACGGAGTGGATACAATGTGGGATGGTTCTAACTCTACAAGAATTACTGTAACGTCTTGGGAAAAATATTTGTAATAAAAGTTGGTACTAATGTAAAAAGTTGGTACCTTTACTTTCTAAACAAAAATAAAAGTTATGCACGAAGAAAAAAACACTCCAGAGTACATTGAGTACTTAGAAAAGAATGCTTATCAGAGAGCGGCACTAATGGCACTTCTAGTTAAGCTTATGACTGAGCAGGATGATACTTACACTCTCCGCAATGTCAAAATTTGTATTACTAATTTCTTTAGTAAGCTTATTGACGAACAGAATTTAGTTTACGACTTAATTGAAAAACATGCTTTTGGAGAGGTAATAACTTTTGCAGAGCAAGAGCACCTCTTAGAAATGTTTAAAGAAATTTAGAAAAAAAAGTTGGTCCCAATGTAAAAAGTTGGGACCTTTACAAAGTCAATTATTTTTTAACCATAAAACCTAAAGGTTATGTCTAGATCAACACAAGCAGAGCAAACAATGTTAAATGCTCTAACAGCTCTTAAGCAAACTTACACCACCACTGCATTCAGAGATTGGAATGCAAGAGAGTTTGTAACTAAAATGAAAATTGGTGGTCAGCTTCCAACAGTACTCAAAAGAATGAAACTAATTGAGACTGTACCAGGAAGAATAAGGTTAAACGAAAGTATCATGACAGTCAGACCAAGAACAGTTCTGAATGCTATGAACAAGTATGCTATTGACCTTAAAACGTCTAGAACCAAAGTTCAAGCACCTACAGTAACTGCTGTAAAGCAAGAACAAGAAAGTTTTGATGAGATTGTAATTATGCTAGAAAAGAAAATAAAAGAGAAGGTTCTGAGAGAACTTCTAGCTAAACTGAGTTGATTTTGTGCTTAACTATGGTTTACCCTGAGATTAATTTCTCAGGGTTTTTTTTATGTTAAAAGTTGGGTACTATGTATTTTGTTTGTACCTTTAGGCTGTCATCAGGACAGGCGCCCGAAGGAAAGGGTGGAGGGATCGGAGGTAGGCTGTTCCGTCCGTCATATACTAGAAAAAAATATATAAAAATTTTGTTTGGTACTGTTGCCTAGAATGTTAAAGGTTAGTATCTTTAGGCCATAACAAAAAAATCAAAGTTATGACAAACAACAACACTCTCGAGATGGTAACTCTAACAGAAGAGCAAATCCGTCAAGCAGCTCCTCAGGTATATGCTGCTACACCAAAGCCTGGAGTTTCTCAGAAGTACACGTTCTTGCCTACAAGCCGTATCATTGAGGATATGGATAAGCTTGGATGGAAGGTAACTCAAGCTAAGGCTAACCGTTACAGGAATGCTGACAATGCTGAGTTCGGTAACCACATTGTTCGTTTCTATCACCCAGACATTTTCCTTAAGAACTCTGAAGGTGGTATCGAAGCTTACATCAATGTAGTTGTAATGAACAACCACACCGGTCGTGGAAGCTTTAGATTCGAGATTGGTATCTTCCGTTTAGTTTGTAGCAATGGACTTGTGATAAAGGATAAGGACTTTGGTAGCTTCCAACTTCGTCACTCTGGCTACTCTTTCGAAGAGTTGCAGGGAACTATGCAGACTGCAGTTGACCGCTTACCTGACCTTGTAGGTAGAATCAACATTCTCTCTCAGAAGATTATGACAAAGGAAGAGCAGTTCGATTTCGCTCAGAAGGCTTTTCAGTTGAGGTCTGCACCTGAGAGATTACTTTCACAAGAGGACTTACAGGATATGTTGACTCCAAGAAGGAAGGAAGACGAAGGCGATTCTCTTTGGACAGTGTTCAATAGAATCCAAGAGGGAGTAATGAGAGGAGGCTTCATGGCAGTAGGTAGCAAGGGAAAGCTAAGGAAGGTGAAAGGGATTAGAAACATTCAGAAGGATATTCAATTGAACCAGTCGATGTGGGAAATGGCTATGTCGTACGCATAGCTTTGATTGGTTACTAAGTACGAAGGCTTCCGAGAGGAGGCCTTCCCTTTGTGTACACCTCTAATAAGATAGGAACAACGTACCTCTGATCCCTCCGGTGTCTGTGCCCGCCCTTTCCATAATTGGATAGCCTAAAGGTACGAACTAATTTCCGAAATGGCAACAGTTGGGTCCGGAAAAATAAAAAAAATATTTTTTGTTAAACCGTTGCCTGGAATGTTAAAAGTTGGTATCTTTAGGCTGTTAACAAATTAATCGAAACCAAAAATCAAAGTTATGACAAAGCAAGAATTAATCGCACAGTTGGAAGGACCAGCTACAGTAGAATTTACTTTCATGCCTGTATCGAAAGTAATCGAATTATTGAATGAGCTAGAGGAGACTTCTTCAGTTCCTTCTTTAAGCGATGAAGACATTAGAGACTTAGCTTCAGCAATTACTGAAAGTCTAGAAAGTGAAGGATTGGATTTAATTTCAGATTATGATTTGAGTATGAGTTACAGAGAGGTTGAACTTGATAGTGTTACTTTAGATTCAAATCAAATTGAGAAAGAAGTGAAGAATGCTTTAAAAGACTTCTTTACTTCTAAGGCTGAAGAATCTCTAACAATGTAAAAAAAAGTTGGTCCCAGTCTAAAAAGCTGGGACCTTCACTAAACTTAATTTATGGAAGCGAATAAAACAATAGGATGGGAAGTATGCTTCAGTGGATACTCAACATTCAAGGTACAAGAGTATAGTGACTATATCCTTGTAGAGGTAACAAGGAGTTGGGATGATATGATGTTTGATGAGGAGCACTTCGATGTGGTAGTAGAGTTCGAGTATGGAAAGGAGAAGGACCCTCTAGTGTATGTACACGAAGCCCAAGCAGTCCTCAAGCCTGAAGAGACAGATATGATTAATATGTTCATAAGAGACTATCTAAACAAGAGTGTGTTGTAATATAGGTTTAGTCTGTTAATTAAAACGGAGAGTCTTTCTAGGCTCTCCTCTTTTAAATTTAGTATCTTTAAAACCTAAACAATATAAGTTATGAAGAAAGTACACAAAGCAATGGCTGAAGCAATGGTGGAGGCCTTTCAAGTAAACCTAGAAGAAGCTTGGAGAGCTGTAGAGAGCTTCCCTGTAGACCTGGAGAGAGACGAACAGGTGGTCCCTCACTTCAAGCAACTATGTGAGACTCAAGAACCATTCCTCGGTCACAGAATCAAACAAGTCATCACAGCACCCAAGAAGCTTACAAGATGGAAGCTACAAGGAGAGAAGAGGGAACGCAAGATGAGAATCAAGACATTCCTAAAAGAATACCCACAAGGCACATTCTTTATAGTAGTACGCAGCCATGCACTCACTATATCAGACTCAAGAGTGTGGGACCCTAGTCCTAAAGGCATAACAGAGAAGTATGTAGTCAAGTACGCTCTCCTATTAGAAAAACTATGACACACACAGCACCAAGCAGCATCACCGCGACCTCACTTGAGAGCAGCATGGTCTCACATGAGCGCACTATAACCCCAACGTGGTTTCAGATGATACCGCACTGATCCCGGGAATGCGGAACGCTGTTTGGTGTTTAATTCTCAGGTCAAATTTCACCCAACCCTAAAATATATACCAAACAATCGTTTAATCAAATAAAAGTTATATTATGTTAGTTTATGTATTCTTTCTAAGTTTTTTTATTCGTCTCACTACCAATGGTTTTGCAAAGAGTTTGTTTGGAGATAGTTATAGAAAGCACATGGCTTGTATAGTGGGTCTTGTTTTGGTAGGTATGTTTTCGGAGCTCTATCATCAAATCGTGATCAGCCCCGCGGGAAAAATTTTGCTATTCTAAAAAAGTATATACCTTATGCCAGACTTAAAGAGAATCAGTGTAGAGGAGTCTCAGTTTTATATTCCTCTCCAGCATGGTGATATGGATATATGTAAGAAGGCTGTTGCCTTTACTTTAACCTCTTGTGAAGATCCAGGTTGGGAGGGTTGGGAGAATGTAGACTACTTCGGTGAAAGTATTTTTGATGCTTCAGGATCCGTTAGGAAACCAGAGTGGGTCTATGTGTTGGTTAATAGAAGTATGCCGGGCATTTGCAAGGTCGGAATGACTACTACCAGTGTTAGAGAGAGGGTGGCTGAAATAAATTCCGCGACGGGGGTGATTACTCCTTGGTTTCCGGTTTACTCCTACAAGTGTGTTAATGCTTACATCTTGGAACAAGAAGTGCACTCAGAACTAGAACAAAGCGGACACAGAGTGAATCCGCGGAGAGAAGGTTTTGAAGTAACTACAAATGAAGTAATCGCTCTTATTGAAAAACTCGGTTGGAAGTACCAAGCTCCGACCACAAACACAAACGACAATGAATAAAGTAGAATATGATGTACACCAATTTATTTGGTCAAAGGAGAATAACAGTTTCTATGCGGATGGATGGGACTTACACACATATGGTCATCACCAGTCTTTCCCAAATGACAAGGAGCAGTTCTTCATACACAACCCCAATACAAATAACTCCAGGAGGTTCAGATTCTCCAAGCAAACTGATTCTCACTATTTATTTCTGAGTGAAGATGGCATACGTTGTGTTATCTGTATAGATCCTGATTACTATGAAAAAGAAATCCCTCAGTACCCTCAAGGAAGCTGGTGATATGATTATTCAACAGCCCTATCTCCCGGATAGGAGACCTGACTTTGTTGAGCTTATAATACGCGAACTGGCTTTAATGATGAAAAAAGGTGCTTTATCACCTAAGCACTACTCCTATGCAACTGATCTAGCACATAGAATGAAAGGAATACTAAACGGTATATACGCGGGTAAAGCACACGGGCTCCGATCTGCTGTAGCTGTTGTATTAGATATGACGCGTAGAAACCTAAAGTAACTATTTATTAGTATCCCTTTTTCTATGATTAAGATAAGAAGTTTATTAAAAGAAGATGAGTTGGATTTAGATTACAATCCACTTGCTGTATCTATACCTCAAGGTAAGTACATATTTTACTTATACACTGATTCTGGTAGAGATTTTGGATCTCATGGTAACGCAGATATTGAACTTAGAAGTGGAGATCCTAAAGTGGATGCTATTGATGTTCTAAAACGTTATGTATTAGATTTCTTAATTGATAAGATTGATTATTATGATCTGGATGATGTAGATGAAAAAGAGTTAAAAAGAGAGTTAATTGATGAAGAATATTGGTTTTCGGCAGTATACTGCGATAAGGGATTTTGGGAAGTTACTGGTGTAGAAGAGTCATTAGGACAGTTTCACGGATCTAAAAGTGAGTTTGCAGGTTTGTTCTATAAGATACTCAAAACGGAATCGCCAACAGGTGATCAAGTAGATTTGTCTGGAGACAACTTAGAAACTTATGCAGACGACATAATGATGATAGATGCATATAATTTCAATACTGTTATAGAAATATCAATAAGAGATGGGGGATTCGGAGAGTTTGTTGATTATGTTTTAGATGGAGGTGATCCTGAGAGATTTGATGTAGGTACGATCTTAACTGAAGGTTAATACGATGATTAGCATAAGAAGTTTACTTAAAGAAGACGAATTTGATTTATCTGATAATCCATTTTCAACTAAGAAAAGGTGGACAGGTATCAAGCGTAATCAATGTATTATGTATAACCCTGATCGAGATAATATAGACGGCTCAACTGAAGCTTTGAGAGTAGTTAATGGTTCTGCAGAGGAGGTTGCAGGTAGATATTTTGATCAAGGAGTACAAGAACAGTTAGATAAAATTAAGGATAACTATCTAAAAGATCCTTATGATTTTAATGAAGAGGACTTTTTAATTAGTTCTGAGGCTTTTGATATTACAAAACTAGATGCAGATACTTATTCTACTCGATTAATAGACATAAAAGATTCTGACCATATTAGATTATTTTTTATAGGATATAATAGTTCCTTTTTTGAAGAGATGCGTGAGAATACTCAAATGATTGATGGGGTTTTAGAATTTATGAATGAAGATCATTTTGAAGATAGTTTGCATTGGAGACTTTATAATAGGAATAACAGGTCTAGAGAAGTAAAAACTCTACCAGACGACTTCTTTAATGAGTATTTTTTAGAGCTAAAAGATAAACTAGCTAATGGTTAAAAGACTTCAATATCTAGCAGGCCTGATAAAAGAAGATCTCGATCTTTCTTATAACCCTATGTCAAATGAAGAAAGGAGAATTGATAGGGGGATTTTACAAGAAGAGTTCGATTTAAGTGATAACCCTTTTAGTAGTCTGCTATATGATCCTGGTACAGGTTATAAAGAAGAAAAATTAAGAGATTTTTTTAAATCGTTAGATTCTAAACCTTTTTCATTTAACCGTTATTTGAAAATTGATAATCGGTGGAGTAGTGTTTACAACAATGGATTTGGTGGGGTGTTTGTTGCTGAGGCACCTATGAATCTATTTTTCGTTTTTCAAGTAATGGTAAAACCTACTAAAAAAGGTGAGCAAGTTATATGCTACTATATTAAACTGGCAAATCACAAAGACCTCTTTGATATATTACGAATACCAGTAATAAAGAAAGAATGTGAAACTTTAACAACTTCTTTGACATCGAAAGTACTTAAACAAAGTATTAAAACTAAAATGGACAGTTACTATAGAACAGCCGTTAATAGTATAAAAAACAAAAATAGTTATGTGATGGGTTTAATTGATGATTTAAACAAAACTAAATGATAAAGATCTCTGAGCTGCAAGCTATAAATAAACAACCAAGCGAAGAAGTTAAAATGAAGAACTATTTATATAGAGGTTCTCGAGATCAAATTAATTTACATCCAAACGATTACACTGTGGTAGGTAGTAGTAAAGGTACAATAGAAGGTAAGGGTCCTTTAACCCCTTCCGACCGTCCTGAGAATAGGTATAGGTCATCTGGTCATAATGCTGGCTATCCTTGGGACTTGCAGGATCCAAATATTTTTGAAAATGATGAGTTTGAGGATATTCACAAAGCCTTACTTGGTCGTGAATTCCAAACATTAGAAGATATTAGTAAAATGGCTTCTAGAATGAGACAGACTGGATTTGAGCAAAGTCAAATAGAAGAATTTGTATTAAATTATTTAAGATGAACACATTTAACATGAAGCAGTGGTTGACTGCTAACAAGGTTGGTCCTTATGCTAAGACAGTTCTTAGCGAAGAACGTGAAGCTAAAAAAGAATGGATTGAAAAATTTAAGAAGAAGGTCAAAGAATTAGAAAAAGATAGATTTATCCAAGATCAAATCTTTATGCAACCTTCAGACTCTATAATTTCTTTTTATAAGATTACTACTCCTCCTGAACAAGCTGCTAAAGAAGCTGTGAGAACTTTTAAACATTCTGCAAGAGAGGGTAGAGAAATGAATGAAAGGGCTAAAGAGGTGTATAGAAATGACTCATTCGAATTTGAGTTAAACGGAAAGTATTATCTAGCTGATGTAGAACTATCATTAGATGGTAATGATCTAGTTGTTAAGGTATTAGATTTGTATGGTACTAAGGGAGAAGAATACGAAAAGATAACAGATCCACAAGAATATAGAAACGTTACTTCCTACCTACAAACTGACGATAAGATTCAGGATAAAATGATGAAATACTCACCTTTCCGTTCTGCTGGTTTAGGTTTGTTTGAAGATGATTTTGATCTTTCTAACAATCCACTTACAAAACGTTTTAAGAAAACTAAGAATCAAGATCTAGAACAATCCTTTGATAATTTCGAGTATCACTTGGACGGTGAAAAATACATAGCTGATTTTAATGTTTACTATAACTACTACCACGATCGTAACGGTGAGATTTATATTAGTGATGTGGAAATAGAATTACTTGATTTAGATAAGTTAGTTGATGGTGAATATAGAACAGTAGTGGACGATAATGAAAAAGCAAAAGTCCACTCAGCAATGCTTACTCCAATGAGACTAAGCCAAATTGAATATTATTTAGAATTACCCTCTACTGCTAGAGATGAGGATCCGTATGATTGGGACGACTACTACGATGATGACAGACCAGACGAAAGTAAAACTAACGAACAAATGGGTGTGGGTTATGTAATGAAAACCAAACCTTCTGATCCTTTAGATAGGGAACCGTTGGAAATGTGAAAAAAAAGTCGTATCTTCTCTTAAAATATTAAGATTGTCTTTCTTAAGTCGCAGAAAGAATCGAAAAAGAAAAAGAAAGAAAAAAAGAAAAGTAATGAAAAGAGTAAGTTTTTTGGGGCTACCTTCGTGTAGTTGGTGCAAAGCTTTAAAAAAGGAGCTGGATGATGTAGGAGTGTCTTATGAGTTTGTAGATGTAAGTGGTGAGTCTAAGCTTGCTGACTTCGTAGAAGATTTATTAGAAGTTGAAAACTATCCTATAGTTATAGTACAAGACGACAATCAAACTTACTACATCTATAGAGCTGAGCATGTGTACGAAGTTGGAGAAAAGGAATTGAAAGATGGAACTAGGAAGTACGGAACTTTAACCCTTGCTGGATTAGTTGAAGGAATACAAAATTATATAAATAAGTAATATGCGTTATAAATCGTTAGTTTTAAAAAAACTTGAAGCTGTTGAAAATAATATAAACGGTCTACATTCTCTTCTCTCTCGTCCTGATCTTACTCGTGAACAAATCGAACAGTGGTTCTTGTCTGTTAAAGAAAAGCTAAATGAAATAGAGACTTTAGTTAATACTGAAGCTGAGTCCTAAATAAAGTTGCTTCCTATTTGTTTTGTTAGTATATTATTAGTAAACTAATTTTATGCTATCAGCTGAACAAATTCAATCTAATCTAGAACGCTTCTATGAAATCATAGAAAATAATATTGCTGAGCCTCGTAAATCTCAGCTTCTACAACTTTACAAAAGCCAAGAAGAGATCTTGGTATTAGCTCCAGCTTCTTCAAAAGCATCTTTCCATAATTCATTTCCAGGAGGTTATGTTGATCATGTTATTAGAGTAACAGAAGCAGCAATCAATATTAGTAAAGTATGGAATAAAATGGGTGCAGATACAGAAACCTACACATTCGAAGAGTTGGTATTTTCAGCCATTAACCACGACTTAGGTAAGTTAGGCTTAGGTGGCAAACCTCGTTATATCCCCAATGACTCAGAGTGGCACGTAAAGAATCAAGGTACTAATTACAAGCCTAACGCAGAACTTCCTTTTCTGCCAGTTCAGGATAACTCACTATTTATTTTACAGTCAGCTGGTATACAGGTAAGTATGAATGAATACATTGCTATTAAGATTCACGACGGTTTGTATGACGAAGCAAATAGAGCTTACTTGATATCAGGACAAAATGAATCTAAATTGAGAACAAGCCTACCTCTTATACTTCACCAAGCAGATCTTATGGCTTCCCGTATTGAATGGGAAAAAGAATGGTTAGATAAGGTAGGTGTTGCAAAAGCAAAAGAAGTGAAGCCTGCTACTGCATCACAATTCAAATTACAAGCTGATGCAAAGAAACTTCAATCAATAGGCAGTAAGAGCAATGCTAGCTTACTAAACGCACTTAAAACTTTATAATATGACATTTGGATTAATTATGCTTGCTGTTTGGGCAGCAACAGTAGTTGGTTGGGTAATATTCAACCTCTATAGAAAAAACGAAAAATTAGAAAACACGGTTATTAATCAAGCAAATTTTATTTCAGGTATACAAGCCTTAATTGGCGAATCAGATAGAGCTCTTAAGGATTTAGATGATAAAATATGGCTTGAGAGTGATAAGGAGCTTCAAACAGTTTTTCAAAACTTGAAACAAATTCAAAGTGCTTTAAACCAATTTAACAGAGGGTAATGGTGGATGATATCTTTAAGCCTGAGGAGACGGAACCTAAATTTACAAAAGACGGGAAAGTAAGAAAAAGAAGACCTAAGAAATCTATAGACTACTTCACTCTAGGAACTCAAGATGCTATTCTTAGATACAGAAAGGAGACAAGTATGGCTAAGCGTAATAAGATCTTCAATGAAGAGATCTACCACGCTTTCTATAAACTTGCTGAGAATATAATTCACACTTTTAAGTTCTACTATACAGAAGTAGATAATATAAACGAACTAAAGCATGAAGTAATAGCCTTCTTACTTGAAAAGCTTCATTTATACGACGAATCAAAAGGTAAGGCATATTCCTACTTCGGAACAATTGCTAAGCGATATTTGATAGTCTATAACAATAATAACTACAAGAGATTAAAAGGTAAAGCTGCTGTAGAGGAAGTAGACGAAGATAAAACTATAACAGGGAGATTAGTAGCACAGCAATCAGACTTTGCAGACGTAACAACTTTCTTTGACATTTTTGTAGCTTACGTTGACGATAACTTACTTGAGATCTTTCCAAAACCTCAAGAAGCTAGAGTTGGAGATGCCATAGTAGCTTTATTTAAGAGAAAAGAACATATAGATATTTTCAATAAGAAAGCACTCTTTATCTATATTAAGGAGATCACTGACGCTCCTACACCAACTATTACAAAGGTTATCAAACACCTAAAACAGATATATAAGGAAATGTTGAATAAATATCTGGAGGAAGGACCAAAATTTGACATTTTCGCTCAATAGCTATTTATTTAAAAGGGTATTATGGAGAATGATTCTGATCTGCTGAAAGATATTGTAAAAAATCATAAAAATAAACAATCTCAGATCAAAGTCCTAGTTGAACAGCTGACTGATATGGTAAGTGAGCCTGGTGATGCCGTTATGTTAGTACCTCTTATTAAAGGATACTTGGATTCAGATATTAAAAATGACGAGGCTTTAGTTAAGTTAGCTCAGATAGCACAGAAGGCAGCTTCACCAAGTAGTGCAGATGGTATGGGATTAAATGATAAAGATTTAGAAATGTTATTCAACGATATTCAAAAAAGTACAACTCCACTTCCTGAAAAGGAAGAAGTAAAGCAATTACCTGATGGCAACTAATAATTTCGCTTTTCAGACGTTCGCAGAACAAATAACACAAGGTGTAAACAATGCACCTAAGGAACAAGTAATAAAAAATTTAGCTAGAGTTATACACGTAGTATATGGTCCAACCATTCCTGGTACAAATATTGCAGATCAATATTATAAAGGACCTATGTCTTTGGGGACTATAACATTTCAGTTATTTGGAGCTGCACAAGATAGAACAGCTCAAAGTGCAGGTAATCCACCCGCAACTCCTCTCTTTGGTTCAATGAAAAAGTTACCAGTCAAAGGTGAAATAGTACAAATTGTAGTAGGTGTAGGTGATATGAATGATGATAAAGAGAATCCTGCATATTACTATACACAACCGATAGCATTATGGAAATCAGCTCATCACAATGCATTTCCTGATATGGGTGATTACGGTGAATATGTAAACAATGAAATTCAAACATATCAACAAAGTCAACTCTCAAGAACACCTGACAATCCAGATCCAAAAGCACCAGTTAACTTTCCTTTAGGACCAGGATTTCCTGAAAAACCTAACATAAAAACACTAAGACAATTTCCAGGTGATGTTATATTAGAGGGTAGATGGGGTAATTCTGTAAGATTAGGCTCAACTACTGCTATATTACAAGATCAAAATACTTGGTCAAATGATTCGGTACCTGGTAACCCAATAACAATAATAAGAAACGGTCAAGGTAGACAACTAGAGGAAGAAGGGTTTATTCCAACTGTAGAAAATATTAATAGAGATCCAAGCTCTATTTACTTAACTAATGGACAAAAGATTATTATAGATGACATTCAAAATAACTTTTCTTTGGCTAGTTTAGGAGTAAATCTTCAAACAAGTATAACTTTGTCAATTCCTGTTCAACAATCACTGCAGAGTTTTGAAACAATATCGCCTTTTGAACAAGATCAAAGAGTGGCAGAAGTTACAAATACTCAAGGTACTCCTGAAAGGACTGATTCGTTATCTTAGGTACAACTTTAAAAAATGGCAACACCACAATTTCCATATTTAGGCAATCAAGCAATAGTAAGCTCAGGTAGAGTGGTTATACATTCCTATGATGACTATATTTTCCATTTTGGTAAAAAAGGAGTCTCTATATCAACACCTGGTACATTTACTATGGATGTTGGAGAAAAAACAGTGGTAGCCTCTAATAGGATTGAATTAGGTTTCAATGCAGTAGAACCTGTTTTATTAGGTAGATCTACTACGCTAAATTTAAGTTTTCTTTTAGATAACCTTAGTGAATTGTGTGATGGATTATCTAAATTAAATGCTAAGAATCTAGAAGCTGCCCTACCTAAAGTAGTTCAACAAGCTATTATATTGAAAGAAGTTAGTTTATCTGTTAAGAATAGGTTATCGACTGATTGTTTATCTAAAAATACATTTACCAAGTAATGCCTTTAGGTGAAGCATTAGAAAAGATAGTACTGAGAGCTGCTCAATTTGTAGGCACATTACAAGTGGGTGTGAATAAGATATTATGGGGTACTAACAGAGAAGTGAGAACACCTACAGCAGTATACAATACAGAAAGTAATCAAGTAGAGACAAAAGGATTCGTTGGTAGACAAGTACAAGAGATAAAACGTTTTGCCGAATCTGGTTTATTCAATGCACTGGACGTATTAGCTTCTGTTGATTTGTGTAACGTACTAATGTACATATTTGATAACATCAATATTAAAAAACAGAAGAGACCTGAGAGACCTTGGACAGAAGCACAGACAGGTTTATTTAAAATACAAGACGGAGCATTGTTAATACAAACAGCAATAGACAAGTATTTAGCATATCCCAACTTATTTATTGGATCCTATTTAGGTACGGGTCCAAATCCAATTACACAACAGGAAGCCATAGATCAATCAGGTACACCACTTGATTCAGATAACATATCTGGTATTGCAGTAGAGAAGTATAATGTTTATAATTTAACAAAGTCTATACAAGACATAATTAGAACAATTGTTCCACAAGGAGATTCAGGTTTTACTAATGAAGACAGAGAGATACTTAGTCAAGTACCTGCATTGGCTGGTAACTTAAATATACTTGAAGACATTACTAAATTCTTTTCTAAGTATACTGATTACAGAAACATAACAAACGAAGACCTTGTAAAGCTTCAAAATAAGATTCAAACATTACGTGCTGTATGTGTTACAATTCAAAATCTTAACTTCCAAAGTGCATTAGCACTGGCTGGGAACTTTTTAGGTAATGACGTTCGTAGCGAAGTACAAAAGATAAGTCAGTTGATGGATCCTAAAAAGATTCTAAGAATACTTAAACAAATAAGTAACTCAGTTCAATCTTTCATTAGAATAGCTAGAAAGATACAAGGAATTATTCAGCAAGCTCAGTTTATTATAAAAATATGTATTCTCTTAGTTAAAGTATTTAAGTTTGTAAGAGCATTTTTCAAAGGCAATCCCCTTGGGAGTTTATTTACCACAGCTGGTATACAAACTGCTCTATCTGAAGCAAACCAAGCTGCTAGAGAAGCATCTGAAGATCTAATTAAATTGTTAAAAAGTATCAATTCTTTATTACAAGTAGTTACATCCTTTGTAAGATACTTACTTGCTAATGCAAATGAACTACTTGTTAGATTGAATGCTATTATTTTACAACTAGAAGCATGCGATGCTGTAAAAGATTCCGATGTAGTAGCTGAGTTAATAAAAACAAGAGATGATTTACAGGCTCTAAGAGATGAACTTAATCAATACATAATTAATGTAGACAGTAGAACAAATACAGATCAAACAGAATTTGGTCAGTATTCTATAAGAATTGTAAGAGAGGAATTAACTGATAATGCAATAAGGAATCCTAGAAGAAGAGGTATTGCACTAGATCAAAACGGATACATAGCAGTATCATCAGACTTAACTTTTGCAACAAACAACTCGGTTATAATAGAAGAAGTTAAAATTAAACTTATTTCTGCAGGTTTAGTTTTACCAACCTTAGCAACACTAGATGGAGCAGATTTAGCTATTGTAAGTGAATCTATTGACTTTTTAGACAACAACGATATATTGCAGAATAACCTAAACATAGATAGTTTCGAAGGTTTAGATAATCCAGATAACCAAGACGAAAATCAAGGACTTGGACTAAATGCTTTTATAAATAATCTACCTGGTGGTAAGAGATTGAGAAAGAGGATGAGAACTGCTTTATCGAATGCATCTAGTAATTTGAAAACTAAAATAGACAACGAAAAACAAGAATCAAACTCAACATTAGGAGTCAACACAAATACAGCCAATGCACAAACAAGGACTAATCAAAATCAAGCACAAGTTGTTAGAAACCCTAGAAGTTCAGGTTAATGATATATAACTAAATTAAGAAACATTTAATCACCATATTTATTAGATATGAGCAAATTAGATTCATTAAGACGATTAATTAGAGAGGAGGTAAGAGCTGTGTTCCAAGAAGAATTGGCTGGTATATTGAAGGAAGCAATAATGGTTCCAAAAGGCACTTCATCTATTGTAGAATCTGTAAAACCACCAAAACCAAGTATACCTGGCACTCTTAATAGAGCTAAACCTACCCCATTTGTAGCACCTAATTTAGGAGTAGGTAATCCACTCAACAACCTGCTTGCTGAAACAGCGATATCCATGACCTCTCAAGATATTGGAGCTTTTGGCGGACAAGAATTTTCTAGAGAACCACAAGTAGTGGAATCAGTTGATGGTATGTTTGCAACTGCTAGAAAAAGCTCAAATTTTGATGCTATAGAAATAACTGACGTACCTGATTTTACTGGATTGATGAACAAAATGAAAACTAACGGAGAAATCTAATGGCATACAACATAAAAACTAGAAATGTCTTAGATCTTAAACCTTCAATAGGAATTGGAGTTTCATTACCTTTTGATAATCCAGCAGTTTTTGAAACAGTTTACACCACTGCAGAACAGTTAAAATACAACATAATAAACTTTCTTTTAACTGATAGAAGAGAGAGGATTTTTAATCCTAACTTTGGTGCTAATATAAGAGCACAGTTATTTGAACAGATAAATGTTGACACTTACGATAGTTTAGAGCAACAGATAAGAAGTGGGATAGAAAACTACTTTCCTAACGTAGTTATAGTAGAATTAAATGTAACAGGTCAACCAGATAGGAATTTAATTCAAATAAGGTTTTCGTATTCAATAGCAAGCACAGGAGATTCAGATACTATAATACTAGATTTAAATGGCTAATAAAGACATAAGATATTTAAATAAAGATTTTACAACGTTAAAGAATGCGTTGATTGAGTATGCAAAAGCATACTATCCTAACTCATATAACGACTTCTCAACGTCATCACCTGGTACTATGTTTATTGATATGGCTGCCTATGTTGGTGATGTCTTATCTTTTTATTTAGATAATCAAGTACAAGAAACCTTTTTAGAATATGCTAAGCAGACAAATAATCTATATGCATTAGCTTATATGTTAGGTTATAGACCAAAAGTAACTTCTGCTGCTATAACAACGTTGGATGTTTATCAACAGTTACCTGCTTCTGGAGCGCTTTATGAACCGGATTTTAAATACGCTCTAACTGTTAGTGAAGGAATGCAAGTTAGATCGAATGTAAACACTACACAGTTTTATTATGTTCCTAACAAAATTATTTTTAACTTATCAAGTTCAATAGATCCAACAGAAATATCAGTTTATACAACGGTAGGTGGTAATCCAAATACTTACTTATTAAAGAAAAATACTCAAGCTATTTCCGGACAAATTAAAACAACTACTTTTACTTTTGGCGCAGCAGAGCGTTTTCCCATCAGATCCATAGTCGATTCAGATATCATTGAGATTATAAGTGTTACAGATAATAATGGAAATAGGTGGTATGAAGTACCATATTTAGCACAAGACTACATATTACAACCTGTACAAAATACAGCACTAAACTATCCTCAACTTTATCAAGAAGCTAATCAAGTACCTTATATTTTAGAAAGACTAAATGTGCCAAGAAGGTTTGTTTCAAGATTCAAAAGTCCATCAATCCTCGAGTTTGAATTCGGAGCGGGTGTTATAGAAGCATCCGGTTCAATACCAAATCCATTTAATGTAGGAATAGGCACAGTAAACGGTATAGATCTTTTAACTACTGCTTACGATCCTACAAACTTTGTATCTAATAACTCTTATGGTTTAGCACCTACAAACTTAACACTTACAGTAACCTATTTAGCTGGTGGTGGAGCAAGTGCTAATGTTCAGGTAAATGAATTAACTAACATTGTAAGTGTGAATTCAAACTTCACACAAACAGTAAATCCAGCAATAGGTAATACTATACAAGCTACATTAGCTGTTAATAATAGTGTTAGAGGTATAGGAGGTGGAGATGGGGATAGTGATGAAGATTTGAGATTAAACACATTAGCTACCTTTCCTTCTCAAATGAGAGCTGTAACACAGCAAGATTATCTTGGGTTTGTATTAGGGATGCCTCCTAGGTTTGGACAAGTAGCCAAAGCATACGTAACAAAAGACAGTGCAACTTTTGCTCAATATTTGTTGAATCAACCAGGTGAAAGAGATCCACTTGCTACTTCAATCTATATTTTATCGTTTAACGAATTAGGACAGTTTAACCAACCTGGTCCTGCATTATTAAGAAACATACAAACCTACTTAGGTCAGTATAGAATGTTGACTGATACTATAATACTAAAACCAGGTTACGTAGTAAATATTCAAGTATCTTTTGATGTTATTATAAGACCTAATTACGCTTCAAGAGAGGTTATAGGATTTTGTTTAGAAGCTTTAAAAGTATACTTCAACAGATCAAGATGGCAAATGAACCAGCCCATCATTTTATCTGAAATCTTTACTTTGTTAGATCAAATAGCTGGTGTACAAACTGTACAAAAAATCGACATAACAAACATAAGTGGAACTAATGCAGGTTACTCACAATATAGTTATGATATACCAGGTGCAACTCTTAATGGTGTAATTTATCCATCATTAGATCCTTGCATCTTTGAAGTAAAGTATCCAGACATCGATATTCAAGGACGTGTAGTAACAATATAAAAATGGCAGTTTATCTAATATTCCCACAGGCAGATGCTACTCTATATTCTAGGTATCCACTTAAGAATACAGGTAGAGACCCTATCTTAGAAGTATCAGTTGATAACTCACAAGACGGATTGAGATTTTTAAATCGTGTTGGATTAACTCAGAATCCATATTATACTTACGATCTAGCTGCTAATAGTAATTTCTCAACTTCAGACGCTTACTTTCCTACTCAGTCCATAAAGAGATCTGTACTACAATTTTCAGCAGCTGATATTAACAAACTTAAGACCTACGCTTCACAATCAGTAAGTGGTGCTTGGTCAGCTAGTCTGAATATGTATCTTGCTTCTGCACAAAATTTAAATACTACTTATTCATTAGAATTTTATCCAGTATCACAATCATGGATAATGGGTACAGGACAATATGCTCAAGTACCTGAATCTAGAAATGGAGTAAGTTGGACTTATACTGGAGAGGCATATAATTCTCCTTCATGGGTAACAGGAGGTGGTACGTGGAATGCTAACTTTCAAAGCACTCAAAGCTTTGATTATATGTCAAACAAAGACATCAATGTAGGTATAAGCAATATTGTAAATCAATGGTTTAGTGGATCAATAAGCAACTATGGAATCATAGTAAAACATCCAGCTGCAATTGAACAGAACACAGCATCCTTTATGGATCTTAAATTCTTTTCAGTTGATACTCATACCATTTATCCTCCATCAATACAATTTAAGTGGGATGATTCTTACTACTATCCTCAAGGAACAAATTACGTTCTAAGTAATGAAATATCCGTAGTATTAGCAAACAATCCGGGCATATTTAGACAGAATGAAGTTTATAAAATGAGAACAGGGGTAAGAAATACTTACCCTGCTAGACAATTTACAACATCTTCTGTTTATCTTAATCAACTATATTTTTCTGAAAATACTTACTGGGCATTACAGGATGTAAAGACAGATGAAATGGTAGTAGACTTTGACACTAGGTTTACGAAAATGTCTGCTGATAGTGTTAGTAATTATTTTACTTTGTATACTAGTGGATTGGAAATAAACAGGTATTATAGAATCTTAATTAAGACAAACATATATTCTACAACCTACGGTCCTCTATCTGTATACAATAACGAACAATCAATCTATAATGCTTTGTCGTTATACGGAGCAGAACAATTACAGCTACTTCCAGCTGAAGAAGTAATTTTTACTAACCAAAATTTAGTTTTTAAAATTGTAGGATAATGGAGAAAGAGGTAAAATTAGTTAAAGAGGTTTATGGAAGAAATACCTATACAAAGGTTGTAGACACCTCATTTAGCGAACTTTATGTACCTGTAACTGGATCAGCAGAAACAGAGCAAACAACTGTAGAGCAATTTTTTGATTTGTATAATCAACTTTTCTTTGAAATACCTGCTACAGGACCAGTTAACTCACACGAATACTTAGTAGTAAGAAGTACAGAATATTTAGGTGGAGGTGTGTTAACTGACAATGAAAGAGCGTATATTGAAGAGATTAATAATTTAAGACAACAACTTTTAGAGGCAAATCAAAACTACCTTAATCTTAGTAGAATAGTATAATGGAAAATATTGAAGTAAGATATCTCGGAACAGGTGATCAGTATCAAAACTATACTAACTCAGATTTAACTCTGATCAACAGATCTCTTATTACTCCAAACTTTGGACAACCAGGAGATTACATAGAGTATTTTATTTACGATTTAGATGGCAGTCTTTTAGATGCTAACTACTTTGATAGTAATTATACAATAGGTTCAGTAGTAGATCCTGTAACAGGTACAACTACTAGAGTATATGTAGATCCGGTTAGAGATGCAAGTAATTTAGGTTATGATAGAGGTCAAGTTAACATAGTATACAATTTTCTAAGACCTTACCTCTTGTCAAGTCCAATTCCAAATCAACAATTTTGGATTAAGGAAATTTCTACCTCAAGAACTGAAATAAAGGTTGCTAGACAAGATTTATCAAACGAACAATTACTAACATCTTACACTACATTTAATGCAGTTCTAGCATCCGATCCATATTATCCTGATTTCTATCTTAACTTTGGAGATAACCAACTTATAATAGCTGTAAATGCAGTTTATATAGAGGAAGATGGTAATAGTTACATTATCTTCAAGCTCTATGAACCTTTACCAGAAACCTTTCAATTAAAATCTACTTTTTGGGTTGTAACAGAGGTAGCTGAACCAGCAGAATACAGTGTATCTGTTAATATAGCACCACTTACAGTAGCTGACAGGTTTCAAATAAGAGGTCCAAATTACAAAGTAAAAATTAATGACACTGTAAACCAAACTACACCTTTTTATAATTATACGAGTCTATTTACAACTTCAGTTACTTCATCCTTTCAGCAATTAAAAAGTTTAATGGATGAAAAAGGAATAGAAATAAACGTAGACTATAGTAATTTTAATAACTTTGTTCATTTCTCATCTGCAACAGAAAGACTCTATAATTTTGTTTACAAGTTACAATTAATAGAAACTGCATCAGCAGGATTAGTAGCAACAAATACATCGACAGCCAAAGTTCAACTACAATCACAGATTGATAATCTTATTAAAAACTTTGATGGATACGAATATTACCTTTATTTTGAATCACAATCTTTTGCATGGCCTAAGCGTACAAAAGTACAACCTTTCCAATTATATTCTGTTACTTCTTCACAAGCAGTAAGTTGGTTAGGAGGTGTTGAAACAGTACCAACTACCAATGCCCCTAGTTTATACTTTTCCGCTTCCTTGTACGATAATACAAACTCTAATTTATTAGAATACACTAGTCCTCAATATATTAGAGATGATATAAGTAATGAACCTTATCTTGTTTTCCTTAACATGATAGGTCAACATTTTGATAACATATGGATTTATTTAAAGGATGTAACAAATAGATATTCTGCTGAAAACAATCCGTTCGTTGGTATATCAATGGATCAAGTAGCAAATGCTCTTAGATCTATGGGTGTACAACTATACACAAACACAAGTATTTCGGACAACATTTATTATTCGTTACTAGGCATTAATGCAGATGGTAGTTTATTACCTCCAACAGGTTCAGAACTTATTACAAATTATGTTACATCTAGTATAGCAACATTACCAGGTGATCAAATAACTGGAGAAATATATAAAAGATTATATCACAACTTAGCATATCTTTACAAAACTAGAGGTACTGAAAGAGGTGTTAGAGCTCTAATAACTACTTTTGGAATACCAGATAGTATTCTAACAACACACGAGTATGGTGGATACAATATCAACCAATATCCAGGTATACAAGAAATAGATAATGTTAAAATAGTAACAGGAAGTGTATTACAGATATCAAGTAGTCTCCTATCCCCTTATGCAACTTTACAGTATTATGATAACAACATAATGCGAAGTTCTATATCTGTTCAATCTGCTTTCTCACCTGCAGATTCAATTAATGCTAGTATAACATCAAGTGGTTATATAACAGCTTCTAACCAACCTGGATACTTTAATATTATGCAGTACATTGGAGCTCCAAATCTCCAATACTCTAGCTCTTACACTCCTTTAGATACTCTTGCAACAACCTATTTTAATGCAGAATATACAACAGGTTATAATGTATGGGACTTTATAAGAATAATTAAATACTACAACAACTCTTTGTTTAAAATGCTTAGAGATTGGTATCCTGCAAGAGCCAGTGCTGACACAGGTATCGTAGTAAAGTCTCACATGCTTGAAAGGAATAAATATCCAAGGCATGAACCTATAATGACCACAAGCTCATACGACAGCATAATTGACTTAGTGGACGTAAGTGGATCTGATGGAGGTGCTGTGATAGGTAATACAAACTATATAGAACTCGTACCAATTCAATACGGACCTAATTCTTTTCCTCTTACACAATCTTTTGGAGCAGTTTATATTTCATCATCTGATGATGTACAAAAATATACTGGAGAGTTTAGTGGTAGTACAATCTTTACAGATGCTAATTATTTTCCACAAATAGAGCAGTCAAGTTACATATATCCTTGGACTTCCTCAGTAGCAGCTCCAAGAGTTGAAATGTTCTTGACGTACTCAATAAGTCCAACTTTTCAAAATGTAACAGGTTCAGTTATTTCACAAAGAGTGTTAGATCTAGACTTTAATAGTACTCAATTTGCACCTGTTAATTACGGATTAGTTACAGCTTCGTTAAACAAAGCATTGCAAATTGGATTTGTATCACAAAGCACAGAACCTTATAGTCAGTTTGCTCAATTCCAAGATTATCTACATATTTTCAGACCTACTATGATTCCTAGGTATAGTGGATCATACTTATCTGGCTTATTCTATAACACTCATAGTTTAGGAGATATTTCGTATGGTAATGATCCTGTTATCAATTATAATTCAGATAAATTAGGTTTTTTTAACCAAGTCGAAACTAGTTCATTTTTACCAGGTAAAGTAAATGTTTCATTAGCTTACTTAGCTGATGTATCAGGTGGTTTGTTTGAGCTAAACCAAAACAACAAGAATTGGTCAGACGTTCAAAGAATTTTTAAAGCTGGAGGAACAGCTACAATCAAACAATTTGATAATAAAAAGTTTGGAAATCAAGTTAGTACTGACGGTATAAAAACATTATATAGTAGTGGATATAATTTTACACCTCAACTATACTTTATATCAGGAGTAGATAATAGGTTGTATTTTCAATACGCCGGTGTTGAACCAGAGCAAGAAATATTTCAAGGGTATAACTCGGGAACACCAAATGCATTCATTAGTGGTGCTTCATCACCAAGATATGCTGTAACATTAACTAATAATGTATTAAGAGCAGGTAACATCTTTCAAGCCTTTGATGCGGAGACACCAGCAAGTTATCCCTATTTTGGTGTTGGAACGTCTACAACTTTCGCAAACTATACAGCTTCGTTTATTGGTCAAAGGACTTTTACAATAGACTTTGGAGTTAATTTTCAGTTTCAAGATCCTGAATTTTTTCCAATAGCAAGTGGATCCTATTCGATAGGAGCTTATTTAAATGATACAAGTCTTATTGGTAATATTCAAACCGTTAACTTTACCTCAAGTATCACACCAGGGGGATTTACTACAGGTTCTTTTACTACAGCAAATCCAAGTCCAACAGTAACAGGAACACCATCTTATATTACTGAAATTGGTAGATTTAATGGTCCGTTCAATTGGACAGTTCAAGGTGGTGCTACAACAACTATAGGTAGTGAAACTTCTCAATTAACTGCAAGTTTATACACTTACATACAAGGTGGAATAAGTAAGACAGGAATAATGGTTACAAGTAAAACTATAGATTTGAATCCTTATTTAGTAAACTTTAATGGATCCTCAACTCCAAGTTTAATTATTGGATCTATAGTAGGTGGAGGTGTACCAACAGTAGCAAGTAAAACCTTTACCGCCACACGTACCTTCAACTACACCACACCAGCAATCAATATGAGTGTAGATGATACAGTTGTATTTAGGTTTAGACAAGAGGGTATGTCCACGTCTAATTTTACATCTTCATTATCTACTGGAATACCTAATAGTAGAATTACAGCTAATTTAGTATCCATTGGACAAGGTGGTTATCCTTACGCTACTTCTTCTTTGGTAGAAGGTAATTTTATATATGATATCGAGGATACATCTGATTTACAGAGTACTGTTATAATGAGTGAAGATTTATCAAACTTTACAAATTATGAGTTTGTTCCTTTCTTCCAATCAGCCTCTGTAGCTTATTCTAGCTCACTTTACTTTGCATACGGAGATGTAAATTATCAATTCAATCCACAACAAGGTGATAAAATAATATTTTCTGATTTTAGTGGGATAACTCAAGAATTAGATGTATATTCTTCTAGTCTAGATGCAAACGATAGATTAAATATTATTGTAACACCTAGAGTTTTAGATAACTGGCTTCTTAACTCTAATCTAATTTTAAGATGTTTAATCTTAAAAAGATACGATGATGAACAAAACGTAATACTAACCTTTAAGAAAACACCAGGATTAACGTCTTACGGATTTTTGATTCCTAACACCATTAGTAACCAAGTGACAGACAACATTAACACACTACAAGCAGCGGTACAATCTCAGATATTAACTAATCAATCTGTACCTCCTATAGATACTATTAGTGGTGGAAGTTTTGGGTAAATGATATATTTATTAAAAGAAAACAAGTAAAATATGGCATATTTAAGTAACACGTCGGTAGTAGTAGATGCAATTTTGACTGACAAAGGTAGGCAGTTGCTAGCTCAAAACGATGGATCTTTCCAAATAACACAATTTTCACTTTCAGATGATGAAGTGGATTACACTTTATACAATCCAAACCACCCCTCAGGATCAGCGTTTTATGGTGAAGCGATTGAGAATATGCCTATTATCCAAGCTTTTCCTGAAGCGCAGGAAATTATGAGATATAAACTAATTACTCTACCAAGAGGTACTGCTAAGTTACCTGTGATTAGTGTAGGCCAAACTTCAATAGTTCTTCCGCAAGGAGGCTCTACTACTATTCGACCACAAACTTTAAATTATTTAGGTGCTACTTCAACATTTGAACAATCAGGATATGTAGCAACTATCGGAGATGTTAGAACAACCTCAGCATTTAACGGTGTTGGTATCAACACTCCTCAGGCTACTGCACTAAATACAACAGGTACACAAACTGTAGGTACTAACGTATCTAAGACAGTAATTGGTACATCAATTAATATTACTGCAACAACAGTTAATACCTTATTTGGAACCAATACTACTTTGTATACAACTCTCGAAATAGTAGGTCGTGATTCAGGTGCAAGATTGTTCATTCCAGTTCAAATAACTCAAGTAATACAATAAAAATATGTCATTTACTAGATTAGCCCCAACAGATTTTGTGATTAGCTCGGACTCTATTACAGCTCCCGCTTGGAGTTCAAATCAGCCAACATTATCTACATTTTTTACAGCATCATCTATACCTAGTGCTGGCATAACACAAGGTGCATTTTATTTGAATACGTACCAAACTCAAAGCACAGCAACAGGTGCAGCAGTTCAATTTTCAATAGCTTATGGCAACATAGTAGGGTCAGGATCTCAGTGGTATAATCCACTTGTACCAGGTGTATCTCCTTCTCTTACTACATATAGACAATATGAGACTCTGATTTATGGAGCTTTATTATCTAGCTCTGTTCAAGGATTTAACTTTGGAGGTGCCGCAACAAGTGCACCAGATATCTTTGCTATTAATGTAGATAGGAATAGATACAAAGAAAATCTTTTTCCTGGAACTTTTAATTTAAAAATTTCAGGTTCTAATGGTGAAATTCAATTAACAGATAACAGTAATGATGTAACTACTGTAACTTACTTGGACTGTGGTCGAGTTTTCAATGTTGTATCTGGATCAAACGGATATGCAGCAATAACTTCTAATACAGGACAGATCGCTAACGGTTACACACCATCAGGATCTTATGGTCTTTTCTTACCAGATATTGGTATTATAATTTTAAACACTAGCGCACTTGCTTTAACATCTGGATTTGGAGGTATAGGATTAACTTTAGATAGACAAAACTATGGTTCACCTAGCTATACACTAGCTGCATCTGCATCATATACTTCAACAAGTAACACCTTTTTGTATCAAGCAATTTCTAGGAGTGCAAACTTTCAGTTAAACTCCCAAGAGACAATATCTTCTGATTACATTTTTGTACGTATTCCAAACGCAGACTACAATTACTCAATGAACCCTACATTTGTATCAGGTTCAGGTAATGTATTGTATTCTACTATGATCTACAATCCACAAACTTACATTACAACTATTGGACTTTACAACGACAATAGTGAATTGTTGGCAGTAGCAAAAATGTCAAGAGCTCTTGTTAAAGACTTTACAAAAGAAGCATTGATAAGAGTCAAACTAGATTGGTAATATAAATTAAATGAGTAGATCTCAAAATAGTTTAAGAGGAAACGACGTTGTTACTACTCCAATCAAACTTAAATACACTGCTTCTTACGATTGTAGTACATTAGAAGCATACGGTATAACTGTTTTGACTGGAATTAACGGACCTGTCACTATAACTGGATCTGTACCTCAAGAAACACTCAATTACCTTTCAGTTAGACATTTATACTATTCTAATTTTCTTACTGGTAGTTATCCAACAACAGCTTCTGCATTTGTAAATTATCTTCAATCAACAGCAGCATCTGGAACTTTAGATGCAGATGTAAGGTTATTTCCAACTGAATCAGGTGCTACAATTAAAATAATTTCAATACCTAGAGGTGTATTTGGTCAACAACTTTCTAGAAGATCGTTTATAATGTCTTCTTCTGCTTATTATTTAGTTGATGATGGTAATGGTAACATTATAGATCAAGCTGCCTCAAACGTACACGTAGGAAATATAATCTACCCACAGGGAATGGTTATATTTACAAACTCAGATTATTTAGATATTGTTGATTGTCCTCCTGTAGGATGTGATTTAGTAGGTACTTGTGACGCCATAGCACCAACTACAACAACTACTTCCACTAGTACAAGTACATCAACTACAAGTACTAGCACTACAACAAGTACAACAACCATACCACCAACAACTACTAGTACAACTACTAGTACAACAACTGTACCACCAACAACTACAACAACAACAACAATACCACCAACTACAACAAGTACGACTACTAGTACAACAACAATACCACCGACAACTACTAGTACAACAACAACTACAACAACACCAACAACAACTACAACCACTACAACTAGTACAACAACCACTACAACTACAGTAATACCAACATGTTCAGTTTATACAATAGAAACTCAAGGTACGGGTACGTCTTGGACTGGTAATTTGTGTGAAGATAATACTCCAACAGGTGGTAGTGTCGGTACATTTAGTTCTGTAAATACACCATGTGTAAGAGATAGCACTTTCTCTTATGGTCCTGGTCCTGGAATTTCAGTATCGTCTGTACCATGTTAAAATTAACTCATATAGAAAACTAGTAATAAATGGCAAAAGGAGCATTAATAACATTAACAACAGCAGGGATCAATACAGGTCCTTTCAATCTGCTTACGGATGTAGACTCCTATGTAACACCTTTTGAGACTAATATATCAAAAGTTGATCTAGTAAATGGCTATACTACGTATAACGTACCTGATGCAGCAACCATCATTAGAATAAAATCTGTCAACAGCATATGCACTAATTTTATAGATGTAAACTATCCAGTAACAACAACAACTACAACATCAACTTCTACTACTACAACATCAACTTCTACCACTACGACTTCAACTTCTACAACTACTACTACCACAACACTTCCACCCGGAATCTATGCGTTTTCGATGAAGTTTAGTGCTATTGGAGGTACAGAAGCTTGTGCTGAACCAACATCAGCAACCTACTACTCTAACTCAGCAACACTTAATC